GGCTACTGTTTACGCTGCCACGAGGCTTGCTTGCCCTCAACTCTCGAAGCCTCCGCAGGATTGTCCCGTCCATAAGGTACTCACGGTTGGTTATCCGTCTTACGGCCCTGATCAGGTCCATGACATTGAAGATGTCCCGTTGTTGATTGTAAGCAAGCCTCGTGGCAGCGTAAACAGTAGCCTTGCCCGTTACCTTAAACTCGTTATAAGAGTAATTCTTAAATTTAGGATCGCCGTCAATGTAGACGACAACGCCTCCGGTGATGACCTCGGCAAGCCCCTCACGGCCTTCAAAGGTGTCGCCTGATTTGGTGATTCTGATCTTTTGCATATTACCTCAGTTTGGCATAAGCGGTTAAAACTTCTTCGGTTAGTATCTCTCTGCAAAAGTCGGCAGACTTCTTTAGGCTTTCTTTATAAGCATCAGCAGCAGCAACAGCAACAGCAGCATCAGCAGCAGCATAAGCATCAGCAGCAGCAACAGCAACAGCAGCATCAGCAGCAGCATAAGCAGCAGCAGCAGCAACAGCAACAGCAGCATCAGCATAAGCAGCAGCAACAGCAACAGCAGCATCAGCATAAGCAGCAGCAGCAGCAACAGCAGCATCAGCAGCAGCATAAGCAGCAACAGCAGCATCAGCAGCAGCATAAGCAGCAACAGCATAAGCAGCAGCAGCAGCATAAGCAGCAACAGCATAAGCAGCAGCAGCAGCAGCATTTAACTCGTCTCTGCTTATCTCTCCGTTGCCATATTTCTCAGCAGCGTCAAGAGCCGCAATGCTTCGCTGATCTTTTATTAAATGCCTCACCTGATTAGCACATTTGAACTTTGCAAGTGTCAGTTTACGGTCATCAACTTTCAGTCTTTTGGCAAGCCACAGCATCCAATCACCACGTTCGCAGTTCTGCCATGCTTCTTTGTAGTTTTTTTGCGTAGCTACCCATTCTCTTGCATCATTACAAGCATCAAGTTTTTTAAGTTTAGTTGTTTGCATCTCGATAGGTTTTAATTAAATATTTATTTGTAATTCTTCTTTCATAATATCTGTATCATAACCCCACGTCCATCCCGCCTCATCATGTTTATAAACCCACCCATATTCATCTTCCCAATTATCGGCATCTCTTAATTCTGCCTCATACCGATTTTTGCAGCACCATTTCAGTTTTCTTTCAACATCAATGGCTTTTATAGGCATAGTAGTGTGCCCGCCACGTCTGTCAATGTAACTCAAAATTAATTTCATGTCTCTCGGTTTTAATTATACACCAAAGATAAAATCTATTTTTCGAGTAAAACATGGGAGAAAGTCATGTTTCTCAGATTTCTGTCAATGATTTTCGGCTGTTAGTCAAAAAAAAGGAGGCTACCCCTGTGATAACCTCCCTCGCAACCTAAAAACTAACCCTAACTAAAAACCTATGAAGAGACAGAACAAAGATATTAATTTATTTCAATCCACACATCCTCCCCGTTACTTTCTGCTGCAGTAATCTTCGAGTTTAACAGATCACTCCATGCACGGGAGTTGACAAGCCTGCCCTGCTGGGTATTCTCCCCGACTAAAATACACCCGCGGGTGTGTTCTATGCCTAATCCGTTATGAAGCATTATTGAAGTGAAGCCGTAAACATCCTGTAAATACGGCATAGGCCGGTTGAAAGTAGGACTGTGAGCCATTTTAATCCGGTACGTACCCGCAGGAATAGCTGTGTCACCGTAAATCTTACCCTCGTCAGGATCATTAAAGTCACCGTCATCATTGAGGTCAATAAGCTCCCTCACCGGATCTTCTAAAGTGTTGCACTGAAATTGCACCCCGATATACAGTTTGCCTATCGTGTAGGTGGCCTTTTTTATCTTCCGGTAGAGGTAGAGGTTCATCAGAGAACGTTAAACAGGTCAATCTTTATTCCAGTCATTAGTGACAATCCCTCCTTTAATGGTAGTCCTACATCATATTTTAATCCTACCTTAAAAATAGAATAAGCCCCTGCGACCCCTAATCCATAACGCTCATATCCTGCCGCTACGTTTGGCAGTGCCACAAACGGACCTGCGGACCAATCCTGAAAACCGTCAGGCTTAGCATGAGTAAAGAATATGCCAAAGATAAAAGCCGAAAACTCACGTGGATCAAGTCCGATCATTTTACCCTCTTCGTCAAGTTTCGGGTAAAGTGCAACGGCCTCCATGCCAGTATTAAATCGAGCCTGCCATAATCCAGATTTCAGATCCCGTTCTCCGGTAGCTTTCTCAACAGCGTTTTTAAGATTAGTAGGTTCAGTATTTCTGAAGAACCCATTAAACCCTACCCACTGACTTTGAGCATGAAGACCCACCGTCATCAAACAGACAACGGTGAGTAACATGAGGCGCTTCATTATTCGCCTTGTTTAGCAAAGATACCAATCAGTGAAGTTATACCGACAATGATTGTCGAGATAGCACCAAGCGTGGTAGTGATAATCGGCTGAGCTTCGGCTGCCTGATCAGGGGTGATAACACCAACGTTGACGAGAACCAGGAACACCAGTGCAACAATAGAAACAGCGGTCTGAAGCCAAGTTGACTTCCAATCCCGTGCAGTAACTTTTCTTTTCATAATAACGTTATTAGTTTGTACTTAAGTAAAGCAAATATATAAAATTTATTGGAATACAAGTTTATCTAACAAATAATCCGGTCCGCTTTTCATTGGTGTCTGTGAAAATTGTTTGTTCGGAAGGTAAACACGGATCTGATCAAACCACTTGCGATAAGTGAAGTCAGACCTGAGATGTGTCATCTCCATATAAGTGAAGATCCCGTATCCCTCACCGTTTATTAACCCCTCTTCTGAAACTTCATTAGCCATACATCCGGAAAAGACTATGTGATTCCTATTGTTCCTGAAGAGCCTGTTTATATGCCTTCTGTTGACAAGTTCGTGTTTAGGTGGCATAAACCTCACCTGCTTCAGGCTTCGTTCGTCAGGACCGCTATAACAGCAGTCCAGTGAAAACAGAACAGTAACACCCTCGGGTATCAAAGTAGTCAATTCTCCTATCTCGTCATCCGTGAAGTGTCCATCCATATAAAGCGTTTCGTCAAGGCCGTCAAGTTCATCACCTGAAACATCTTTGATGTAACTTCCGTGTCCGCTGTATTTTATGTAAATAACATCTCCGGCAACGGCATTCGTGAAGGCATAAGTCAACTGATTGCGGAAGTTCTTACACGTTACGTCACTGTCTGCAAAGTAACGCATCTGAAAGCCATACGGGATAAGCGTCCGGCTTGCAAGATCAATATCATTGACACAAAAACTCAATTTATTGCTTCCGTAATGAGTATTGTTTTTCCCGAACAGGAGAGCCACCTTGTTATGATGCTCCCAATTAATGGGTGCTTTTTTAAACCAGTCCTTACACATCACTTTGTATTTTCTTTAATTTCCTGCACATCACGGCGCAGTTCTTTATTTTTAAGGTTATCTCTCATAGTCGAAAACGTTCCGTATGAGCTTACTAACAGAGAAATCACAAAGAACGCAATGATGATAATCGTCCATGTCGGGTGACGTTTGAAGAACTTATATTCTATCAGGTCGTCTTTTAAGGCTTCAATATCCTTCGCTTTAGAACACTCAATAGGATGTAGTGTCAGTTTTTCTTTTAACACACTAACATCTTCTTCAAGTTCATTAACCCTGTGATTAGTTGTCGTCGTCTGTGTTTCTATCCTGTCAAGTCGGTCATGGACAGTATCAAATTGAGCGTTAACAAGTTTACCCAATCCCTCAACCTTTTCAACAAGATACTTTACTTCGTAACTTTCCATTTAAATTAAGTTGTAACCCCCTCCCGCTTCCGACGACGAGCGAAGGTTGGTTAATACCACGGCAAAGGCTCAGCCACCCCTAATATCAATTCACCTATCATCCAAAGTGCGGGACCAACGATAGCTCCCGTAACCCCCCAAAAGAAATCCATCAGTTGAGGCGTGCCCATCTTTAACCATTTATCCCACACCACCTCCTTGAATACCGTTGCAATAAAGGCCACGGCAAAACCAAAACCCATATCCCAATTATAGTGCATCGGGAACCACATGTGTGAAGCAATTATAGCTGCTATGGCTATCACTACTGCTGCTATGAAATGTTTTACTTTGTCGTTCATTCTTTTCTTTATTAACCTCTGACAGCGACTACACTAATAAACCCTTGCAAAATATATACTCTCTCTACCCCAGTAAGCCATTGCCCCTTTTGAATATGATACATATAATTTATGATCAAAATATTTCAAGGAAGGATAACTTATCCACGTTGCGGAAGTTGTTTTATTTATCCTCTTAAAATTAACAAAGTCTGATGTTGAATAAATACCTAACGTTGTACGATACAGATAATTACTACCAATTATTTCTCCATATTCGTTCAATGCAATTACAACTTCATCATCATTACCTGCATTTATCATACACGGTTTTGCTGTTACTACATTCATCGGAACGTTTGCAAGTTGCGTGAACGTAAGTCCGAAATCATAAGAAACGAAATGATAAATAGGATTTGTTGATGTATTTGGAGTTGGCATAGACCTTGCAATTATATGTAACTCATTGCCAATTCTCGCAGCACATAATTCTATTGTTGATAATCTATTTGCTACCGTATATTTTATAATAGAGCCAAAAGACCATGTATCTCCTTCATCTGTAGAGTTTATCATAATACCGATACATCCCAAATGATGACTCATTTCATCGGATAAGTCCATTGTTGAATACCAGTTTCTTCCAAATACAGCTGGTACTAATTGCCTAAACTGAGGCATTAAATCTTCATACCCGGCATAAACATCTCCAAGTGTATATTCAAGATGAGTTTGAATGTTTGCTGAAGTTACATTTACTAAAACATCAGCACCAACTATATCCTTCATGGTCATCTGAGCGATAGAAATATTACTCATTACCCAAAGTGCGGGGTCAGGATTTGAGATGTCTATATTTCTTACATATAAGGTCGAAGCATTACATCCATAAATCCTCAGATAATCACCAATGAAATAACCCCTTGACGTGCCAAGTGCTTGATTTACGTCAAGTGTTTCACCTGCCACTATGCCTGCATAAAAACATTCAAATGTTCTTATAAATACCCTTGTGGCTAAGTCAAACACTTTGCAATATATCCTTGCATTTAGTCTAAATTCAGTGTGTGACGTTTTATCACTGCGATAAATGACAAATAGATAGTCAACACCTCCTACCGACTTCATTAATATCTGACTTTCATGAGCATATAAATCATCAATATCAGATACCCGCACAGCATTAGTGTCAAGATTTAATCCGTTTAAATATAACTGCCACGCATTGGACAATACTGTTAAATCAGCAGTTGAAAGTAATCCTCCTATATACCCAAGTGATGCCTGTTGATTAATATAATAATTTACCCCATCCGAAAGGAATTTTATGCTGACAGACTCAAGCACACCGGAGTTATCGGCTTCATCCGCAAATGGAACTTCGTTTTTATATTTTACTGACGTTGTGGCATTTTTCCTTATGATTGAATATAATACAGGGAAAGCTGATTTTGTTTTCCCATTTAACGCAAGCCAACCCGAATTTATATAACCACGAAAATCTGAATTATTGGAATTAGTAGGAGAAACCAAAGTTCTAATTCCATTTCCTATTGCACACCTTGATGTACCAGTACCAACATATTCTGGATCGTTGATAAATATTCCTAATGATGCTTCATTTAAAGTATATTTTCCCCCTGCCGTCACGGGATTAAAATTGGAGTCAATAATTGACTTATTTGTCACATCGCCACGAAATCCCCAGTCAGCCTGAAATACGGGCACTGAACCGCCTGCTCCGAACATTAGTGTAGCATCATAAATGCCGGGACTAATCCAGTTTTTCAGCGCATTGGTTTGAGTATTATTTGCAAAGACATAAAGACAATCTAATTTATCCCACACGCCCGATGCCACCAGTGTTTCAACAAAGAGGTTTTGAGCAATAGCAACTGATAATGGTGGCTTAGTAATAAAAGAATTATAAATGGATAAATATTCGACACAGTACGGCAAGTTTATCCTTGACACACAAAACATCTTTTTAATGGTTTGTGTTAAGGAAAATTTCTTTCCGCTATGTACTAAGGTAAATTTCATATTAAACCCATTCCATAATTATCAAGATATGATTCCATAATAGTCATCACTCCTTGTACTTCAGCTTCAGTAAGATATGAAAACACAAAGGCATATCTCACCTGCCTTGTGCTTGGCTGGGCATTTCCATTAAAATTCCATCCACAAGCATGAAGTTCCACATTGATATATCCGGTTGAGGCTTGAGCAATATTTTTCTTTGTTGAATTTTTATACCTCTCAAAATTTGCCGCCGCCCCACGTGATACGGCCAAATGTGCAATTGCATTAAGTCCCACATCACTGCCATCCTCGGTTCCGCTGTTGCATGACATGGAAATTTTCTCGCCCAAATTCCTTGCTGTTAATCTAAGAAATGTTGTCGCTCCTAAATTAACAGCACCAAACTCCCACATATCCCCATCATTATCACTGCCGACCCCTACTATAACACATATATTATCCTGCCCAATAAGTGTTCCATTGACTGACGGGATAAAATTAGTTCTCACATATTTTTTAGTTCCGACAACATTACCAGCATAACCACCGTAAGCCTGAAATGTGGGATCACTAACTAACGAGGGATTAAATGTTCCCGGTGATTTCCAATTAATAAGAGAACTGTCTGCTGTTGGTGTTGAAAAAATGTCTAATAATTCTGCCTTAGCATAATACCCACCGTCAACTAATGCTTTTAGCATAGTGCTTTGTATTGTCTTATCCGCAATTGATGGTTCTGTCGGCATTGCGGCAAGTACCGATTCATATTCAGGAGAGTATGTTACCACTGATATTCCACCGCCAAACGGTATAGGAAACTTTGAAACACTAATTCCTGGACTCATATCAACCCTCCTTCAATTTTAACTGTTCCCTTCCAAAGCGTAGCTTGTGGCGTAACCTCAACCAATTGTCCGTCAAATGAGCCGCAACAACTCACGGCATTTATGGCAGCAGCAGAGATGTTCAATAACGAAATCGCAGCCGTTAACTCACCCGTTGCCGTTGACCAGTCAGCAGCAATATTCCCATGCTTATTAACAATAACCATCCGCAAATTTATCCCCGTGAGATCATAATCCTCCCACGTCTCGGTCGTTTCGTTATACTTTTGGATATTAATTGTTAAGTCAACGGCATCACCGGCGACAATCAATATCGGTTCTGTGGCGTATTTTACGTTGTAGATCATAGCCTTAAATAAAAAAGGCAAGTGCGGAGAAAGTATTTATTTGTCCGTCGTCTTGCCCATAAGTTTAAATTACCACCCTACAAGAAACGTTCCGGCCGTCCCTGTTTTATATACGGTACGGATGTTCAACGGCAACCATTGACCAACATTAGCCCCTGCCATGACCGCAGTTATAGTGAAGTCCGTCAAGTCAGCAAGCTGTACCTCGATCACACCCGCAACCTCAACAGCAATACGAAACGTACCGTCAGGCGCACCGGGGAAAGTGTAGTCATCGGCAAGGGCAGTCATATCGACTATCCCTACATCTTCATCAGTTCCGTTAATAAAGAACCCGATGTAGTTTCCAAGAACGTCTTTTAACGCCCCTGGATATTTGATTATGCTGCAAGGATCAGCCATGACTAAGTAGTAAGTGTTCCGTCACAAACAACAAGACGAAGGGCTAATTTACCACACTCATCAAGACCAAAACCAAGCATAGCAAGGTCTTCAGGTTTAGCAGAGTTGTTGTCGCAATCCATAAAGGAATTGCAGTCACATTCTACATCGGGCACACTTATAGTTGTGCGAAAGCCAAGCACGTTACCGTCGTCATCTTTGACAAGTACCGAGGCTAACAGTTGTGCGAGTGATACCGGTAAGGGGTATCCGCAGGTTTCAAAGAGATTTGCCATTTCTTTATATTTTTATGCCATTGGAGATACTGCCCTCAACGGTGAGAACTGTGCCTTCCACTTAGCGGTTCCGATGAATTTCACTAACTCAGTAGTTTCACGAGGTATGACCTGGTTAGCCCTGATCGTAGCCTGAATACCTTCATTGCCTCCGTAAAGCATCCCGTCAAATGTTTCATACCACAATTTAAAGGTCATGTTACACTCCAAAGTTAACAGCCAGTTGTAGTTCGTGTCGTTAGTCTCGTCAACCTCGAAAGGTACGGAGAACTGTTTCAGCCCGACGGCAATGCGATCCCACGAAGTAGCAATCTCACTTTGTTCGGGTTCAGGAAGTTCGGCGATCACCGGCAGCTCACGGATTTCGTCACCCGTTGCAGTTGCGGTATCGTCGAGCCTCGTAGTCCACTCCGCCAAGTCCTCGACGTTGGTGAAGTCAGCAGCATCAGCAGCAGCAATGTAAAAAGTCTTGATTTGCCCGTAGTGATACTCCGGTGCGCATAAGTCTTTCTCTATTGCAGGCAGTCCAGTACAATCTTGTGGACAAGCGGGTAAAACCAAAATTGACATTTTTCTTTAGAATTTAGTTATTATTAATACCCAAAATTACCTATTGTTATTCTTTATGTGTTAAACGTAATATTTAAAACTCATAATATCATTTGTATTCAAATGGCCCTATTGATGGTGTTGCATTCCAACTATCACCGTCACCGTCTGCCGCTAATCCTACGTTTGTACCCGCTGCTACGAGGTCTGATCCGGGAGTCAAATGATAACAGTCTACTCTTGGCAGCGATCCGTCTGACCTTCGTGCTGCCCGTAACTGTGATAGTACAACAGACTTATAGTCTGCATCTGATGCTACCGGACCCGTAGGTTCAAAATTTACATCATAACTATTATGATCAAACGTAATAAAAGCATCTATGTAACTAAATTGGTATTGGTAATTGCCATACGATACGTTATTTCTTATTATTGATGCTCCATTAGTTCGAGCGTTATACCATTTAAAACCATGATCATCATTACCTACAGCTATATTATTATATATCTTCATTTTTGCATTGCAGTTATTACAAACATAACCCGGATCTGTATTGTATGCACTTATACAATTCGTAACTTCTCTTTGATATGTAAGAGGGTCGTCATCTACCCATCCTAATTTAAACCCTGAAGCTGAATGCCCGGAAGTTACCCCATTCAAGAAGGCCCAGGATTTATCTATTATAACAATGCCTTCATTTCTCATAAGATCTACTCCGTCATCAGAGTTATCCCACATACGACATCCGATAATGTAGTTCTTATAAGTCCCGACTGTAATATCCGCTATTTCAATTCCGTCAGAATTATTCCCAGGTGTAGGTACGGATAGGTGGTCATAATTATCATATGAATCACAATTTATTATATAATTATCATCACAATCATACAAGAAACAAATTCCAGATCCACCATTGTCATGTACCTTTAATAATTCAAGCCTATTATGATGAGCGTAATCGAAGAAGCGAACTACCCCTACACCTATCTCATCGGTTAACTGCAATAGATTTCTTACTTCAAGTCCATATAAATGCCAGTAACTGCATCTTCTGAATAGTAATTGAAACCTTGATCCTGCACCACCGTTATTTGCTGCATTATTATTCTGCCCATCTAAAATAGGTACTTCTCCGGGGTAGTTTCTGACAATAATCGGATTTAGGGCTGTACCGCTTTTGTTGTTTGCTCCAGCACAAGCATACCAATCAGTGCCAAATGGATTATATATGAATGTACCTATGGGAGAATATATACCTCCCCTGATATATAATGTATCACCAGCAACGATCTCATTAAACCCCTTCTGCCATGTAGCCCACGGATTATCAAACGAACCGTCGCCCGTGTCATCATCCCCTGTTGTTGATACATAATAACCTCCTATATCAACCGGCTCAGGAATTGTGTCTCCCGGATACACATCTACTTCACTCACAGTTAAGTTATCACAGCACGCTCCGACAACGATCTTTTCATCCATGTCAAAGGTCAAAACAACAGTTGCCTGATGGCACTTTTTCTCAAACTGCCATTCCATCTCTACATCGACGTTGTAAACTTGCTCGATCTCCCCGGTTTTAAACGTGAGTTCAATATGATCGTGCAGCTTCATTCGCTGAATAGCATCGACCATATAATCAGGAACCAATCCCGTGCGAATGCGATAACGTTTCATCCCACGTCGGTAGGTAGGGATAAAGTCACCGTCGCCGTTCTCTTGGCCGTCTTCTGTTTCTTCGTGAAACGGCTCAAGAACGTCACCGTCGAGATAGAACCAAAAGTGTTGACCGCCCTGATAGTAAATGTTACCGAGGTCGCAGGTGTCCCAGTATTCAAATTTCAGATATTTATTCATTATATATGCCCTCCGTCAGCAGTTATTGTCCATAAATCGTCATTAATAAGTGAGGTACGGGCTGCTTGCCCTGTATCAGAATATTTTGAAGTTCCCCCGTGAAACGTTATGCTATTCGGCACGTCTGCTGCCGCCCATGCGATCAGAGTATTATCATAATTCGTGGATGTCCCAGCGGCATTAATATCACAGCCCTCAAGCATTGAATTTAAAAATGCTATTGAGGTAAGAGAAAATGTCGCAAGTGATTGTTTAAATGCGCTGCAATTACCAAACATTTGCTGCATAGTTGTTACTGAAGAAGTATCGAACGTGGCAACGCTCTGGTTAAATGATATACATCCATAAAACATGAAAGTCATAACAGTTGCCGATGATGTGTCAAAGCTTGCGACGCTCTGATTAAATGCAGCGCATGACATAAATAACGCATCGAAACTTACTATTAGCGAAGTATCAAAGTTTGCTACTGACTGATTAAAAACAGTACACCCACGAAACATTGAGGCTATTAAAGTAACATTTACAGTATTGAAATTACTGACACTCTGATTAAATGCAGCGCAATTACGAAACATAAACCTCATGTCGTCAACTAAAAACGTGTCAAAGCTTGCGACACTTTGATTAAATGCAGTACACCCATCAAACATATAGGACATTTTAGTCGCCGCCGATGTATCAAATGCTACTGCCTGATTAAATACTGAACATCCCAAGAACATAAGTTCAAAGTTTGTTGCCGCCGAAGTATTTGGTATATCGATATATCTGCCGGTCATATTAGAACAATAGGCAAACGCTTGATACATACTCGACCATTCAATATCACCCCACTGATCAATATAAATGAGTTTTAACTGTTCGCCTCCACTTAATAATGATAATGCTGTCATCCCCCCGCTCACGCTTACTTGATAAATGCCCTGTGCGGCGTAGGTATGGGATTTATTTCCTATTGTCGTAAATGTTTCTTCAGTACCGTCACCCCAATCAACTGTATAATCACCTGAGATAGCCGTAACTGGAAGAATGAAAGTGTCTGCCGCTGAACCTGCCTTTGTGGTATCAATGGTTATCATAAACGGCTCTGGCATATCTGCACACTCTTCTGTCAATATTTCCCCTTCGTCATCTCGCATCACACACCCGTTAGCATCACGCATAGCACGGTAGCCGTCAGGAATATCATTCATTTCACAAACAGCATCAAACCACGCAGAGAAATAAACATAAGCCCCGTCGTCAATTCTTATGTAATATCTTCCACATTCAAGAAATGGGTAAAAACACTCTCCGTCGTGTATGTAATAAGTCCGTCCGTCGATTGTCAGAACATCAACCGTGATCGTTAAGGCCGTTTCCGTGCCGTCTAACGACACCAATGTGTAAGTAGGTGTACCACTTGTTGCGTTCTCGGTCGTGTACATAAACGGCAGAAACGAATCACACGGAGCAACAATAGAACCACAACTAACCAACTGCTCAGAGAACTTCAGAGGTGTCATCAGAAGGTCACGCAGTTTATAAGCGTTCTCAGTAAACTCAAAGTCCTCGACCGTAAAAGGTTCAAACCACCACGTCTCACCGGCCACAACTCGAAACTCATAAGCTCCACAATCTAATTCAGCAATAGTCGACCCGTCGTAAGAGTGAATATAAAACCCTTCGGTAACGACTGAAGTAACCGGCAAAGTGATTTCAGTCCACACACCTGACCCATAAACACTTATCTCTGACCTTATGTAGTCACCCTCAGAAATGATCTGAAACGGAAGTAAAGAAAAGTTATCCGTGACAAGCGAAGGACAACACCCACCCGGGAAGCATATCTTCGACTGCGAGATGTATGACATCCACGGCTGCGGCTCTTGCTTATGACAGTTAAATATCGACATAAACAACCTCTTTAGAAATAACCATATCTTTCTGAACATTTCTCATGCTGTATTCACTTCTACACATTCCTCATTTGAATAAGCCGAACATCCAGCAACGTTACAAGCCTTAATCTGATAACAGAAGTCAGCTGGTCGATAATCATGGTTAGTGCTTTCACAGTCATCATAAGCATCCCACGTTCCAGGCACGGTATCAATGAGCGTATAAGCCCCTCCATCAATACTTCTCCAAATCTCAAAATACGAAGTAGTAAGCGGGACGGACCACCCTATATGAACGCATTCCCATTGATCCGATTGAGTGGCACCGTAAAGCGTCGGAGCAGCAGGCGGTGACCCGGGAGGCGCAGGCGGTGATCCGCAGTCGGCTATAATATCAAACGTCCCCGACCCGTTAACATAAATTACCCATCCGTCAAGTGAAGGATCGTAAGGATACATACCGTCAAAAGTAGTATGTTCGGTTGCTGTGTCTTCATCCTGATAAACAGTACCGGCAGGGATAATCACTTCGTAACATTCTTCCTCAAACAGTCCGTCGTCAAATAATAAGGTAAAATAAGTATCAACCGTATTAGGTTCGGATAAAGTAGTAGTAATGCTTCTCGGTGTGCTAACCACTACGTTTATTACCTTATATTTTGTTACCGGGGTCGGAGTGGTGTTTTTATCTTCACCGTAAACAAGGGTAAACTCTGCATGACCGTCAGGGTGAAGTGTAGCACTGTGAACATATCCCTTCTGACCTCCGAGGTAAGTCTCGCCTAATTCAGTTGTGATATAATCCTCAGGCGAATAGCCGTCTTCATAACATACAATAGCTTTAATCGGTTGTTTTCTTGTTTTAACAACGCTTATAAAGTCAATCGGTGAACGTTCAATCTCTCCCGAAATCAGTACCCGTCCGTGCATGAACAATGTCCTTAGAAGATACGACCATGAACACACATAGTTATTACTTGCATTAGCGTTGTTATAGGCCGTACCGTAGTGAACATAATAAGCACCGCCGCTTTCGTAATTGGCCAAAATTACCCATCCTTCGTCAGATATAGCACTCTCGATAAATCCGTCAGTCTCATTGGCACTCTTATAAATATAATCCAAATCAGTAGTCACTTCATACGCCACTTCGACCTTGTGTTTTTCGTCAACACAATTAGGATCATAACTGATTACATGAGGTGTATAATTTGTGTCATCGGCTTCCATGAAAGAAAACTTCTCATACCTCGGCATGGATTCTTTCAAGTAGTCATACTTGTTTTGCCGTGCTGCAATGGGCTGTGTACGCAGGTCCATACCCTCAAGTCCCTGCCAGTAATCGTAATGTTCTATTCTAAAAGTCGTCCCGTCGTATGACCAGAATAGATTGAAGATTTGCAGCATCTCCACCAGATCATTAAACGACAGTATGCCGTTTGTTGCAGGATTAGTTGAATTAGGTCTTTTAATATCCGACTTCTGCGCGAGAGTAAGATAACGCCACTTGTTTACATCGTTAGTAACAGGGTTTGTAGCGTTGTTCAGGAAGTTGCTCGCAATAACTGCCGCAGGCTCAATGTTCTGAACCATGTATTCAATAACGTCTGTTAACCAGAAATTACGGTCATAACTCTCTGCAGGGAATACCGTCGAAGTTACTACATCGTTATCCGGTCCTCCGGCCTGAAGGATATTATACTCAGTATCACCTTCAAAGTCAAAGTTCTTATAATTGTCATAAGGTAAAGGCGTAACGTCAAAAGTAGAGTTATCCAGGTCCCACGCTCCATCTGAAGTTGTAAAATATCCAGTCCAATAGTTGTGATAAGTATTTGCCCCGCTATCTTTTTGTTCAATTTCAAGAATGATCTCCTGACAACCCAATGCACCTGATACAATTAGTTCTTCAGTGTAATAAAGTAAATCAAAATCAGAAGTGCCTATTTTTGTGTTACAATAAAACCGCAAAGTGCCGCTGAACTTGCGACGATAGTAAGCCTTGCCGTCTTCTTTCTGATCAACTAACGAGGTTTTAAGAAAGTTCTGCGGGAAGCATTCAACCCTCGACGAGCCTACTGTTATGTAAAAGCGGTAGTTCATTTTCTTATGATCCTCGTCTTATTACCAATCTTTTCAATTATTCTATCCCCTAAGTCAGTGCGTTCTCTCTTCTGTCCGAACTTGCTGTTTAATCGCACGAGTTCACCGTGAACCCTATCTAACCTTTCATTGGTCTGATTAACGTCAATAATGATATTCGGATCACCTGTTACTGCATCTATCGGCACACGGTCTTTATTAAATGAAGTAACTATTTCTGAAAATGCCTTGCCGTATTTTGCCGAAGCCCTGCGGTTCAGTACACCCCATCGCTCGCCACGTTCAACCTCGACATGATCCAGGAACCGTTCACCACCCTGTGAGTGACGACGACCTGTAATTACACCGGTGTCATCACCCGTACCACCTTCTGCGAGTTTCGTGGCCTGCGCAGCCTTGACCTTAGCAGCAGCAAACGCACCGAACATTGAAGCCACAGCAGCAATAGCAAGTATCTGACCGACGAGAGGAATTGTAGAGAACCCCTTAAATATATTTGCCGTCGCAGACAATAATGAAGATATTTGAGTAGCAGTATCCATTGCTTGTTTAGCCTTCAGCGCCTTCTCTTCATCTTTTAACGCCTTTTCACGTGCAGCCTTAAGATCTTCAATCTCTTTGCGTTTTGCATCGACGTTATTGGCATAACCTATCTCGGCTAACTTAACTTCAGTTTCTAATGCCCGCTGTGCCTCGGATATTTGAGTGTCCAATAGTTCACGGGTACGCTCTGCATCCTTTACACGTGCATCAAATATCTCATCTAAGGCATCAACAGCGGCCTGCACGCCCTCTTTAAGTGCGCTCTGAAGTTCTTCATTGTCACCTATGCCGAGAGCGTCCCAGAAGGTCTTTTTATCTCCTTTATCAAGTTGGCCTATCTCTTTATTCCAAATATCAATGCGTTGCTTTAATATAGCTATCTCGGTTTGCGAGGTTTCGTCGCCTATTGCCTGAAGGAGTTTTATATCCTCTTCGGCAAACTTGATTTTTAACTTTAACTTTTCTTCTTCATTGTCCTCAATCAGATCAAGTGCCTCTTCTTGTAACGTGCGCTCAAGTTCACGTACCTTATCACCGTGACCGACCATCTCATCAAACGCTTTCTGATCATAGTCAGCCGATTGTTTTAAGAACTCGATGTTTACGCTCTCTTCTAATCCCGCTAACCAACGATAATGATCTTCAGTAAGGTCGCCCATGCTTTCAAGGTGTGCGCGAAGCATTAACAATTGTTGTAACTGAAAATCACGTTCAGCAGCGAAACGCTCCGGCCCTTCAAGTCGATCTATCTGATCTTTATCGTACTGGTCCTGTAACTGAAGTGAAGCCTGTAAAAACTCTTCAAGTTTCTTTTGACGGTCATCTAATGTTTTACCCTCTTCTCTGGCAAGCATATTTCCGGAAAGCTCCATCATTGTATTTGCACGGATAGTGCTTCGTTCTACATCTATCTGTTTTTGCTTTACAGCCTCTAATGCAGAGGTTATCTTTTCTCTCGGTATATCAGTGACATTACCCCACTTTTCATATTCCTGTGACATTTTTTGTATCTCAGGCGGGATAGATGCAATGGCCGCCCTTAAATCTTCAATCTTTTTAGTATCTATTTTTGTACCTATCTGCGTATAAACACCCTCCGGACTTGTTTCCATAATCGGAGTGCCTTTCTCGGCAGCAGCAAGTTGCTTTACAAGAGACTGATAGTTTTTAAGTGCCTCTTCGTTTTCTTCAAATGCTTTGGCACTTCTGATATTGTTAATAATTTGTTCATTTACTCGTTTCTTTTCTGCATCTGAAATATCCGCAGAATAACCCATTATCTGACGTGCAGCATCCAACTCGGCATCAACTCTCAGTTGTAATAGTTCAATAGCAGCTACCTCCCCCTCTTCTGCAATCTTAATATATTCCTCTGCCGCCTCTTTACGCTTGCGATAACCCTCTACACCTACAAGTCCTGTATTACGATAAATCTTTGCCAATTCAGTCATCCTGTCCTGACGGTCAAGTTCTTCAAGTCGTAACTGTTTTTCACGGTCACCGATAGCATCAAGAGCCTCAGAGTATTCAATCCCTGCCCTTCGAGCTTCGGCTAATCGTTTCCCTAAATCAGCCCAATTGCCCGAAGCAACGGAACGACTTAATTCATCAAGTGCAAACTTAATACCTGTTAGTTCTTTTTTCAGTAAGTCCCCAGTCTGCTGAGTGGAGTTCATTATCGCATTGAAAACCTTTATTGCAGCATGAACGGTGAGATAAGTTCCGGCAAGCCTCTTCAGCCCGGTAATCATGTCGTTATTACCTTTCTTCTGCTTCTCCTGCGTTTTTTCAACCTCAACTCCTGCGTTTTTAACCCTATCAAGTTCTTTCTGAGTATTTTTTATAGCCTTATTAAATTCTACAACATCCTTCTCATTAAATGCTTTTCTCCTCTGCTCATTCAACTCCTTCATATCAGCTTCTAAGCCCTCAATCAGCCCTTTAGTTGATGAATAGGTTTTCTTTTGAGTTGAGGCCATTTTCTCAGTAGCCTGATTAACCTCTTTGGCACTCTGGATGTACTGTGAATTGTCCGCTACTATTTCAAGCTCTATGCGTTTCATTTCTTTTTCCTTTTTGCCTCGTCTGCCCGTTTCTTCATAGCGTTTACCTTCGCCTCGTAGTTACTCAGGAATGAAAAGAACTCAAACACATCAAACCTACAAAGGCGGTCAATCTCCGAAGGCTGCCCGTCACTGACGGCGTATAAAAGATTGTTCCAGTATTTTTCATTCTCTACAAGTGTTTTATAAATGTTCCTCAGTCCTCCTTCACCTTTGTTAAAGTATTGCGGGTAGTGAGTTTGTAGGCTGGCATCCAACCGTCCACTAAGCTGGCTGCCAAGTGGAAGAAAGGGCTTACCTCCAATTCCTTCGACCAGCAGTCGATCTTTTCCTTCATCCGCTTTTCGTCAAATACCGTCGTATCTTCATCCTTTTCATTAATAAACAAAGCACACAATCTCAGAGCAGGAGCGTCCTTTTCTTCGATCATTGCCGTACCCGTCAAAATATTGTAAAGCGTAACTGATACATCAGCGTAATTCTTTGCCGTCTGCATTAGATCGTAACATTTCTGAACGTCCTTAAACAAGTCTACGAAAGTCCTCGAAAACCCGAACTCAATACTCAATCTTTGCAGTTCACGGTAACGATTAAATGAAAGCGTATCCTCAATAAAAAAGGTACGCCCTCCGCATTCAAACTTATCCTTTAGGTCAATTACTCTCATAGGTTATTATTTTGTCAATAATCAAAACTGTTAATATCGTAGCCGAGATAAACCAAATATGATCAAACAGGTTATAAGTGTGAAAGTGAGCGATCAGGTAGTACCATGTAGCACACTGTCCTGAAAAGCACGCTAAACAGCCACCCAATGGTTTATAAAGATAGTCGCTCTTTATCCGTTCAATCAGTCGCCCGTACCACCCGAAGATCATTTTATCCTCGGTCAGAAGAATAAACACATAGGCTATAACCGCAACTTTCAGTATCTCGACTAACATTCCGTACACCCTTCCGTTGGTACAACACATTCAGGTACAAGGTAGAACTCAGTCCGAAGATCGAGTGAAAAGAAATCATAGGGGAGCATAAGGAACTGTGAATGTTTTTCGTCAAACGTGTACTTCGAGAACACACCCGATGACCTCTGTGCCTGTGAAGTTACCGTAATCGACAACCTGATCATATCGCCGACGTTCTGCGGAAATGCCGGTAAAGCCTTGATAATAGAGATAATGTAATCACCCGACGACCCGCAACCTCCCTCGGTGAGCTTCTTATAATTTAACCATGCTACTAATCGTAGGCGGCTTTCATAAATGAGTTTACCGCCCTCCTGACGAATGAAATTAAATGACCCATCTTCAAAGAAGACGACACTGCTGTATTGTGAGTTAGGCATCAATTCATCATAACACCCCTGAGTACACGCATCATCAAAGGTGAGATCACATGAAATAGGGAAGCGTTTTTCTACCCCGCCCTGCGTGACCTTTGCTATCTGAGTTAATCCTGCGATCTTGTCGATCCAATCCAGGTCTTTGATGTAACCCACGACAATATTTGCGATCTTGTTATTCATTCCACTTTGCTGCTAACCATTCCTCAATCGTATCACTCAAGATGCTTATCTCACTATCTGATAGCATCAGGATATCTCCCCTGCGTTCTGTATTACCGGCCAGTTTGGTGTTTTGTTCCTCAGATAATGTACCTATACGTGCGTGACCTTGACGATGCTCATCATCTGAACTAATAACCTGGACACCGTCTCCCTGTGCGCCATTGGCCTGTAAATTACCCATCATCTCTCCGGTCCACGTGAAGTCAACATGATTAGTCTGCCGACCATGAAGATCACGAAACTCCTTATATCCGCCTTCAATTACAAATACCCGTGCAGGCTTATTTGTCTTACTAATCGTAACCCACTTTAATTCTTTGCGCTTTTCTTTTGACCCTGCAAGCTGATTACAAACAGCTGCGCTCATGTACTTACTTGAGCAATTCGCAAGCATAGGCTTAGTCGAATAAGGAGAGAAAGGAGTACCTTCAGCATTAATACCTGTGTTAACAACACGTTCCTTTATCATTGTTGCTCCAGAAGCGGCAATACCAACCATAAGATTACCGAACTCGCTGACCGTTTCAACAGTAACTGCATCCATGTGCTTTATGGCCATTTCAATCTTCATATCCTCTGCGATCTCATTCTCATTCCCTGCGGCGGGCGGCATCTTATACAGTCATTGTCCTCCATTGACTTTGAAAGCCAGTCGATCATTACATTATACCTCTCAGCATAATAAGTTCTATTTTCGTTCAACTGTTCCATGCCTAAAAGTGTATAACGTGAAACTTCAGGTGATCCCATAATATAAGTAGTTAAAAACTCACCGGCCTTGTACCAAATTGCATAAGCCATTGAGGCATCGATCTCGTTGTTTACAAAGTCGCTTTCGTCACGGCAGAAGTTGTCAAACACATCACAAACGAAGTTACCGTGAAGTATCATGCCCGAAGCCTTACTGTTTACAGTCCAGTCCTCACGGTCAGCCAAAACATCACCGTAAACACCACCGGCCATAATCCATTCTGTCCATAGTTCACGGCTCTGACGAATACACGGGTCATTAACATCAAAGCACCACTTAAAGCCTCCGCAGTTGCACGTTAGTTTATTAGAATATGCACGCCCGACGGGAGCAATCAAAAGGTAATAGTTACGATCTAAGGTTAATTCAATAGGGGTTATTAAGGTCTTATTTGGCCTATCGGCAACTGAAGTAAGGGCAACAGTATGAAGCAGATCGTATTCGTCATAGATTTCAAGGTTGACCGCTTCGGTACTATCGAGTATCAAAGATACACCCCTCAAAATATACTTACCACCCTTTATATCAGAGTAAATTCGCATCCCGTAATAGGTGCTATCGGTAACAAGATCGGTTATTTTTTTACCACCAGTTGCATAACGGCCTCCAATGTCACCCGAAAAAGGACGACGCACGGGCTCTTTGTATTTCATTAAAGCCTGAACCAAATCCAGTTTAAACGCATTAATAGCATTCTCACGGGCTGCGGTCATCTTATCCCAGAGATCCTCACAGCCTCCCAGAGAGTCGAGAATACGAAGGCTCATGCCTTGTAATTCTGAGATATAAAGTCCACTGTCGCTTACGGCATACGATTCGTCCCAGTCATCGACACAGGCGCACTCGGTCCGAGAAAATCCCACAACATTATAAAGGCAATTATAAATGCTCATTTTGTCCTCCTTGCTCTTGGTTTGACAATAATTACCGGTTTCGGACGGCGGCCACAATTACACTTCTGTTCCATAACTTAAAAAGAAAGGATACCCAAAAATATGAATATCCTTCCTCGTTTCATTAAATGTTACGTTTAAATTCCCGTACCACAAGCAAAAGCTAATATACCCGTGTTATCCTCATCACACGGAGCAGGATTGACAGCAAACACACCGTGAAGCTGAATTTTTGAGGCAAGGTAAAACTCGTTGCTCTCGCAGGTCTCCTTAGTGATGATGTCGTAATACACACCCGGTATGTTCAGCGACGGCTCACTCCAAAGAGCGTAAACACCGGCTTCCTGCTGTGCATTGACAGGACCGAGAGGGTTCCATGCCTTATTGATGAACGCAGCAGCAGTTTTGTGCAGAAGGAACGTGTATCCCGGAGCGATTACTTCGACGTTCTCCGGGTCTTGGTACACTTTCTTAATCGTACCGATCTTTGACATAGCTGCCTTACCGGCATCGGTCATCGACTCGTGCATACGGTTAAAGACATACTGAAACAGGTTCGTTCCGGTGATCATGTACGGGTCTTTGATTTTGTTCAACCTGTTTACAAGGTTGAAGTAACCCCAGATATTGTCATCCCAGAAATTCGCAGGGATAGTTGTCAACGCAGCAGCAACGGTTCCTATACCTGCGGTATAAGCATTAACACCTGCATTGGCAAGTATGCCAGTCAATATGTACTGAGCCAACCACTCGTCGAGGGCTTTCTTATGCATCAGCATATTGAACATATACGACTTTTCGAACTCAATTGTCCGCTCGCGGTATGCCCGTTTAGGCATCTTGAAAGACGACTCCTGAAGACATTCGATTTCGTATTCCTGGCACAGCGGATCAGCATCTTCACCTGTAATCGTACAGTCATCCGAGCAATCCGTGGTCGTGATATCGCACTTCGACAGCCATTCGACTGACATGATGCGCTTCTTCTTTCCCGTGATAGGGGTCATGTTCACCTGTTGATTTTCGAGTACTGCCTTTGCACTTTCGACATCGGCAATAGCATCAACGTTGGTCTGAGGATCAGTCCAATGCTGGTCGAGCATTCCCTGATAAGTGGCTAAAAAGCCGCAATCAATACTTCCTATTTGACTCATTTCGTTTTTGAATTTTCGTAAGACACCTTAATAGCTAATCGCTCTTCGGGGGTCTTAGCAGCCTTCAGTTGATCAAAGTATTCCTGACCATCCTTTGGAGGCTTAACTGGCGGCTTAGAGGGTTCGTTCTTGTTACCACTGGAACTGCGGTCATCAGCTGCCTTAAAGTCAAAATACCCACCGGCAGTATCACGTGCGAAATCTTCAAACGTGATCATGTGTCCGTGACTATCTTTAACCGGCTCGCCGTCCTTTATCATAATAAAGTCGCCGTCCTTTTCCTGGTAATCAAACACTCGAAACTCTTCGATGTACTTTTCACGCCATCTCTGTGCTTTCTTTGCATCTTCCGGTAGTATGGGCCTCAGTCGGTCAAGTTCATCGAGGGCACGCTTTTCGATCTTCGACATAACAGAACGCTTTTGAAACTCACGCTCTTTGTCTTCAACCTTCTGCTGCCATTCTTTTTCTTTAACCTTTAATTGCTTTTCCCATTCGTGCTGATGCTTTAAAAACTCAGGATGTTTTGTAATGTCATCTGAAGTTCCTTTTACCTCTGTGATCTTCTCTGTGACAAGAAAATCAATAAGCTCAACCCCTTCGAGTTCAGAGTCAATGTCATACTTATCCTTTACTGCCTTCTCAATCTTCGTTGCACCTTCCTTTATGCCACGCTTGTATTGATCAGTACCGTCGCCTTTCAGTTTCTTAATCCTGTCAGCATCGGCCTTTTCAGCTACGGTCAAATCGACTAACTCTCCGGCATCGTTGTAAAGGCTTGCCAGTTCCTCGGTGTCAATCTTTAAGGTTTTTGACAAAAACCCCTCCAGTTTCTTTTTTTCTTCTGGTGTCATTTATTTTGATTTAGTGATCTTCTTTACTTCAGGCTTTAACTCAGGCTTTAAAATCACCGGAGCCTTAGTCATCATAGGTTTCATGTCCCGCACTTTGTATTTTCGTTTGCGTTCAGGGTCAAGTCCCTCCCAAGCATCGTCGGAAAGAAACTGAACCTTGCCTGTTTTCTTCGAGGTCAGCTCTTTCATTTCTTTTTGCGCTTTATAGGTGCTTTCTTGATGACCGGCTTTTCAGTAATAGGATCACCCGTTACGTCTGGGACATTTGCCTTAACCTCTACGGCTGCGGGATCGCCCTCAGTCACTTCAGGTAATTTAACCTCAGGAACTGCCTTTAACGGAGGCTTTATGATAACCGGCTTCATTGTCGGCTTAATCAGAGGCTTTGAGAGTTCGATAGGCTTTGTGAGCTTCAGTTCTTCTTCACTGATTGCCCCGTAAAAACGCTTCGCAACCTTGAAAGCAGCGGCACTCAATGTAATTGACTTGCCGTTAATGATACATTTTACCTTATCTGCCATAATAATTATGTTATTCGGACGTAAAGGTATGAATATCTTTTTATATTAATATCATTTTATCTGTTATTTTTTAAACACAATAATAAAGCCCCGAATATTGGAGGCTTTATTTTCACTAAATGGCAATGGTTATCCTGATAATGGTGGTTCACTTCTGCTTTCTGGCTGTCTTCTCACTTATGATTCACTTTGGCGATATATGTATCTTCCGCTTCATGATTCACTTGCATATTTTGGGTATCTTAAGGCTAGTGGTTCATTTTCTCAGTTTGGTTGTATTATATGGAATGATTAAAATATCCAACCTCTTTCCTCCGGCCTGATAATTCCGGTATGACCTAACTTTTCTTCAACATAAAGTGCAGCCGTCGGCAAACCTTCAAACGTTCTCCACACGTACCAGAAGTCAGCAAGAAAATGCTTTATCAATTTGCGAATTGCAGCGCCGTGTCTGTGGCAAGGCTTAGCATCACACCAACGGCACTCAATAAGTTTGCCCTGCGTGTTCCTGGATTTAACAATCTTATGAGAGGCTTCAAGTTTTGTCTTTTCAGCATCGTACACATCACGGTAAACGGCACGGGTTTTAATCATGCTGTCTGCCATTGTATAAAGCACTGTTCTCAATGTCTTATTGCCGCCTCCTGCTTCTCCTTTGGTGTACCTCTCATGTGAGGGCTTGTCAAGTCCAACGTAGCACCACAAAGATGATGCGTACTCAGCCTTTGTGATGTCAATGTAAACAAGTAGGTATGCAACGGTCATTGCACCTAATCCCTTAATCTGAAGTGCAGCCTGAATAATAGGCATATCAAGACCTTTGATATACTTCTCAATCCTCCGGCCCTGTTTGCCTAACTGACTGTCGGCCTCTTTCAACTGAAGTTTAAGCCACTTTTCAGTTGTTGCATCCATCTGATCCGTTCCACGTTTTGCGGCAAGCATACGGTTATTAATGGAGTTTACGAGTTTTCTGATCTGTTCCCGACCGTCAATCAGGACTTTCAGTTCAGTCATCTCAGGTGTGCGTTCACGGTAAATGAAGTGCCGTTTCATGTGTTCAACCGGATCAAGTACACGGCTGTTTTCGTCGGTATAAATACCTCCTTTAGCTTTTGGCACAATACGGTCAGTATCATACATCCTCGGCATTTCTGCCAGTGCTACATCAGACAGTGCGCACTTGCCGTTCTGTCTCGTCTTGGTTCTTTCTTTTAATGCTTCTTTCATTGTCACTCTTTTTAGTTAATAATCACTTAAAATAATAGATCACTCTCGTGATATGGTTATCTTATGATTGTTGGTTCACTATTCGTTAATAGTTATCTTATCACTCATGGTTCATTTTCGTTTTCTGGTTGTCTTATTGTCGATAATTCATTTGTGACCATTGGATGTCTTTTGTACCGTGGCTCACTTCAATTCATTGATTGATTTATTTCACATGATTCACTTCCGACTACTGATTGATTTGTAGGCTATGGTTCACTTAACATTAATGGTTGTCTTCATGCTAATGATTCACTTTTGACACATGGGTATCTAATTTATAATGGTTCATTTTTCATTAATGAATGTCTTAAAACCGGTAATTCATTTACGCATCATGGATGTCTTTCGGCCTGTAATTCAAAGAACAACCCCGAAAAACTATGCGACGGGAGAGTGACCAGACCGAAGATAATTAAACGGGGTGTTTATATTTTACCCTTAAATTGTCACTTTTTGAATGTCAAATTAACACATTTATTTCAAATGCAAACTTTTGTGTGATTTTTTTTACTCAGGCTCGTAATCCAGTCCGCTGCCCTCACTGTCTATTGACTGGATCATGTATTCACTCATAACGTACAGCACCTCTTCTTTGGTGTAAGTCGCCTTATCGCCCCACGTACTCTCAAGTACCTCCTTCGGATTTTTGTCTTTCATTTTGTGCTTTTATCATTCGTTCTGCAATACTATCCAAAAGCCAACCAATGTAATGACGGCAGTTGTAGCCGCCCCGGTCAGTAATAGGATCGTAACCCGGATAATTCAAATACGACGGCACAGCACTCTGATCCTTTTGTTTAACTTTATACCCCGCAGGATATACACCCTGATCAGGCGTCCACGTGCGCCACTTTTCGGCATCCTCTTTTTTGAATATCTTACCGAGGTTTGCGACACAAAAATCTCTGCTATCCTTTACGATGCTGCCCTGATAAATAAAGTAGTTCATTCCGGTTTCGTCAGCCAACGCAGTTGCATAGGCAGAATCGTACTGCATATAAACGTCGTGAGCAAAACGGTTGAATTGCTTTTCTATGCCTCCTGGTTTCACGTCGTCACCCACAATCAATGTATTCAGACCTTTAATGTAGTCCTTCATCGGGAACTGACCCGTTACTGCCTGAGCCGTGAACTGCTTTACATCCAAAAGTAAGTTCTCATTCTTTATAAGTGTCTCGAAGAACCCTCCTGAAACGATCTTACCGCCTTCAAGTCCTAACCTCATGCCGATTTTCTTTGCAGCGTTCTCAGCGACCTTAGTAAATAACTCAGGCGTTTCCAATCCCATCATCACCTCGAAGTAAGTGACGTTTGCCTTCGTTATCCCTGCAACCGTACCGCCGACCTCTTTAACAAACGGTATCCTCTGACCTTTCTGAAAGTCTGAATAAACTTTGTCAAGTGCAGCCAGTAGCCGGTAGTTCTTTAGAGTGTTGCGGATCCTACCGTTTGACATATCCAATTGCGGGATGATCTCAGCCGTCACCTTTGAGATAAGCATATCCTGCATCTTGCGGATAGTCTTGTTCAGGCTTGTTTCGCTTGACAAAAGATACTGCTCTTTCTTATTCAGTAATTCCGATATTCTTTTCGGCAGCTTCATTTATTCGGCTTATAAAACTGTTTTTTTAATCTTGAATATGTTGCCATTGCGCTTTCGATATTAAAGTCCTCAATGCAAAGGTACTTGAAATAACTGTAAATCGACTGTTCAATAGTTATTGCCGGAACAATGCTTCTCTGAGCCTCGACCCAAAAGTAAAGTGCAATATCTTCGAATGCCCATCGATAGATACTCTCAATTGTTCCTATGTAACCTTTTTTGCGAGGCATGAGTGTAACGTGTTCTTAATTTACGATCCGTTTTTACAAGTGTCTGCGAAGTGATATGGTCAACTTGAACGGCACATATTAACCAGTGTTCAATCTTTGCAGCCTTTAGTTGTTCGGCATGAACGTTGTCAGAATACCAAAACTCATAGTATTCATCCAACTTGTCTATTTTTGTCCAAATGTCTTTGTGCTGAAATATACACCAGCCCGTAAAGAATAAGCCGATATTATAACCCTTGTAAGCGTTGTAGCCTTTAGTTAAGTGACGGTGCTGAAGAGCACTACTCAAAGCTGAGGCCGAAAGGATTTCGTTCTCTTGCATGATACCGCCTATCTCTGACCAGCCTTTGTGAAATATCAGATCGTTGTTTGCCAGGATTTGAATATCACCGGTGCGGTGCTTTAAGCCTTCGTTTAAGCAACGGTTGTAATTGAACGGCCCGGTAAAAAGTATATAATTGTTTACCCCTCGGTAACGTGCCCTTGCAAAAGTCTCGATTAAAATAACGTTCACGTCAGCCCCGTCAGCTAAACAACTGTCAATAGCCCGTTGGGTCATCTCTATAAGTGACCTGTCCCGTGAGGCGACGACCATTATTAAATCGTACTTCATTTTTTCTTTAACCAATCACGAATATAAAGCCACGAAATAAACAATCCGCTAACTGCACCCACGCAAATAAAAAGCAATAAACCAATTTTTAACAAAACCCATATAACTGCTTCCATACTCAAAAGATATAAACGTTCCCCGGTGTTGACTGGTTTAATCCTATGTGCTTCATGGCATAGTCCTTTAAATAGCACGGAGGACAGTCCCTTGTACGATAAAAGCCTCCGATTGAATAGTCACCTTGCTTTAAATGAACAAAGTCGTCACAGAGCATCTTAACGTACTTCGTAGGAGCAAGCTGAAACGCACCTCCGGTGTGAGAAACGTATTCAACATTCAATCCTCCGACAACTCGTTTCTTTAGTATGTTCGGGTAAAAGTTAGGATCAATCAAAAGGTCAGGCGGCGAAACAGCATGAGGACCGGATTCTTCAATGAACTTTACCATCTTTGCGATTAAATCCTCTGTGACAGTTTCAACATCGTTGTCAAGTTTCAGGATGTAGTCGTATTCCAAAAGGTTCATCACTCCATAATAAAACGCTGCGGCTATGCCTTCGTTCTTGCCTAACTCAATCCGGTCACGATCTTTGAGCCATTCCAAAGTTCCGTCCGTCGATCCGTTGTCAACAAATAGATGAAAGTCAACTCCGGTCTTACTCTCGAAACTCTCTATTGTCCGCTTCGTTAAATCAAGGCGATTGTAGGTTATTGTTACTGCGGCAACTGTTTTGCTCATACTACATTCTATTCAGTGATAATAAATAATTTGTTACTAATTTCATCTTATCTACTCCACCCGCCTTTACGAAATCCACGGTAAAATTATTTATTTGACTAATGGGATCATCCCCGAATCCCTCAATCTTTAACCATTCTTCACCCTCTTTAGGAAATAATATTGTTATTCCCTCCCCATCAATGATAAGTTTTCCGTTTTCATCTTTTGTAATTTTCATGTTCTTAGTTTTTAGTTACCAATCATAAGACCCCGGCAAATGACAAACAAAATACTCCGGCGTAGCAATCTTACCAAATTTTCTCGACTTCATCATCAAACTCTGATTAAAATAATGATCATGAGCATAACCCCGATGACCCCAACGTGCGCCTAATGACCGCTTATGGCAGATATTTGACGTTCCATTCTGCCCTAACTTCCTTATGTCACAGTTACGCTCGACCCAATCACCACCTGAGTAAACAATGTCATTGTAAAATACCCAATCATAGTCTTTGAGGTTATCCGCAATGATCTGCAAATGATTTTCTCCCCAATAGTCGTCAATGTCACAGTAAATAATAAACTCGCCCGTTGCCTGTTCTATTCCCGTGTTACGTGGTGCACCGTCCCACATCGGGGCTTTCTTAATCAAAGTAGTTGTTATCCTTTCGTCGGTGAATTGCTTCATTAAGTCCATTGTCAGTTGACAGCCGTCAGCCACGACTTGTAATTCAAGGTCTGTAAAGGTCTGATCCAATACTGACTGAACAGCACGAACAATCTTTTCTTCACGACGGGAAGCCGCACCTGGATAAGGCGACAATAGCGACGGCATTATACAGCTGAACTTCATCTCGCTTGCTTGCATTTATGACAATATGCCTCGGCATCATAATAGGTGAGTTCTCCCTTGCAGACAGGACATACATCTTGTTCTTTTATCTTATTCAATCTAAACTGTCTCTCTACTATTATCTCTATTTGTCGCATTAACCTCTTGTATGAGTCCGGCCCCAAAATCATGTATGGTTCTCCTGTCATCTCTGTATTATTATGTCAAACAAAGATAAAATAATTTCCGAATTTCATACAGTCAGCACATCAGAATTATCAACCACTTTTGCAAATAGGCACTTTCTTACAGCCGCAATACCTTTCTTTGCCGCTTGCTTGCTGTTATACATCTCCGACGTGGCAATACACTCACCGTTACCGGCTATTAAAACAAAGTAGTAGTATTCGTTTAGCTTATTGTGCTGAATACCTTTCGACCTTAATATTTCAAACCTCATCTTCTGTTTCTATTGGTTCATTAAATGCTAACTCCGGTTCTTTCGGATTGGCCTCTTCCATTTGCAAAATGTATTCTTCGCATTTGGCTTTAACCTTTTTAGTTATAACGTCGTCGGCCATGTCATATATCCAGACTTCGCTTTCCTGTTCGAGATCATTGAAGATACTCTCCAAATTAGCCCATAGAACAGCGTTGTAATGCGTTGTAAGGTTCTGAGAGATCAATAGCCTCACGTTCTCTTCACTGTAGCCTCTGAATGGATTGTATGAGTTTTTAATGCGTATAATCTTCAGTTCTTCGGGACGGTCAGCGTAAAGCATCTCGTTAATGTCATCCTCAATAGCTGCAATAGTAGAGGTTGAAGCACCAGCATCTTTTGCACGTTTGAGTTCATCCATCATATCAGACTGAGTTTTGAACTTGAAGTCATCGGGATATTGGTGTTCGACGATCAATCCTTTACCTAAGTCAGTAAAAGTAGCTATGTCCGTGACAACAAACTCCCACAAAGTAGAAAGCCCCGAGGCAAAAGGCTTCAATGTGTCGTTCATGTTGTCCTCAGTGATCTTCACCTCTGTTGCGGTATTCGTGAGTTCATTGCGGGTCATCAGTTCTTTATTGAACATCATCAGATAAACAGAAGCCCTCAAACCCTGAATGTACCTTTCCTGAAAGTCCAATAATTCAATAGGAGGCGACTTGTAAACAAGCAGCTTTTCAAGATCAAACATCTCTTGCGGGTCACGTGGCAGTTCAAGTGTCTGAATGTCCATTGTCGAAGCATGAACCGGCTCTCTACCCGTACCCTTGCATACACCACAAGTTGTACCGTCTAAGCAAGTTCCGCCTTTACACTCAGGATTAGGACACGGATTAACATAACGAAAACGTTGCGGGAAGGCCGTCATAGCCGTAGAAAGATCCAGCTCGCTGTCGATCTTCAAAGTCTTATTCAGGTAAGGAATAACATCATGAAATACCGAGACAAACGTTCTGCCCTGTGTCTGCGAATCATGTTTAAAGCCAAATCTTCGGGCTGGTATCTTATCGCTTTTGGGAATAAAGTAACTGACCGTGTAGTATTTGCCTCCTATTTCAATACCTTCGGGAAATTCATTATCCAACGAATAAAACATCGGTTTATCCCGCACCTCAGTAAAAACAATCGTATCCGTGCCGAGGTAAATAGTGTATTTCGAGCCTTCGTAATCATTGCCCTTTTCGTCGACAAGCGTAATAGGCAACTTGACAACCAGGTACTGAAGGATGTTATTCTTGAACTCAAACATTATAGCCTGTTGCGATGTAGCAATGAACGGGTAAGGCTTGGCTTTCTCTTTGTTCGAATCAAACTCATCAAACTCTGTAATTAAAAAAGCATTAGGATCAAGGTAGTTGTAATCGACATAAGCATACTCAAAGAACTTTTCAAGTGAAGCGTCGCCCCAGTATTCAGCTATTTTTAGTTCCAGTTCTGCCTGACGCTTTTCATAGTCGCCCTCAGTCTCCCAGTCGATCTTTCTGACTTTAGGTTTCTTGCGGACTGCTTTTTGAAATGACAACTTTGTCGAGGCAAGTGTCGGCGGGATAATTGAATTTGTAATCGTTTTACGCATCGTAAACTCATCCTCTGTTTCACGTGAAACAACCCTCCGAAGTAGGTCGCTGATCCCGTCACCTGAAACCATCTTATAGTATTTCTCCGCAAGGTCGCAAACGTGTTTATAATCCCTGTGCGTCACGTTATCCGTGATGATGCGCCACAGTTCCTGAAAGCCCTGTAATTTGTCCATCTTATTTATAATAATTGTTAAAAACTTCGACTAACTGATATTCGCAATTGTGTACAAGAATACCGTTTGCAAAGTATTCGTGCATCCCGTCTACTGTAATATCATACACTACCGCGTTTCTTTCTTCTTGCTTTTCCTCCACAAGAACGGGAACAACATACAGATTTACTCCATCTATTGACCTCAAATATTCCGCCACATTCAACACAGGTGCGCTGTTCATTATATTTCCCCTCTGCCCTGTATCTTCGTGCTTGATATTTATTTTGGCATTTTCTGGTACACCATTCAGGGGTATTCCGAAGTATAGTTTTAAACTCCGTCCCACATCCTTTACATTTAGTCGCATATTCGTCCGTGAAAAGAACTTCCGCAGCGTGAATCTTATGCCACTCCCTACCCTCCTCCGACTTATGCCATTCAGTTGCCTTTGGATGTGCTTTTTGCTGTAAGACATCTTTAAGCATCTGTTTGTAATCATCCGAACTTCTTTCGTAATGCCCCCCCAAATGCTCTTTATACGATAATAGAGCGATGTTCTCAATTCTGTTATCTCCGAAGTCACCATTAATATGGTGTATTGTAAGTCCTTTTGGAATCGGCCCATTAGCCTTCTCCCAAATGTATCTGTGAAGATAACGCTTTGTCCATTTGCCATTAATACGAACCCATCCCTTATAGTAGTTCCGGTCGCTTGCGGACTTACCATTGGGGTAACGGTGAAATCTGAAGTCGTCGTAGATAACTGTTTCTTTTTCCATGTTTCTTTTTCTGCAAAGATACATAATATATTTGTACCTATCAGACCTTTTACCATAGAAAAATGATTGTTTGCAAATATTTTATGATCATCCGTACAAGCAATTTCCTTGTCTCCGATCACATATGTATTTACTTTCTTAATGCCATTATTATGAAAGGCTATAACAGGCATAAACCCCGCCCTTGTTAATACTTTATCACCGAACTTAATCTGATCAATACGTTTCTCTCCCTTGTCGGTTAGGATTAATGTTTCACCCACAAAACAAGTATCGGATAGGTGGCCGTATTTCTGATACTTATCGCCTGTTTCTTTGTCAGTGACGATATGCTTGTCCTTTGCTCCGTTAATATCCTGTTTAACGTACATCATGTCAGCAATCATCAGTTTACAACTCTCATCAATCAGTATTCGTATTGGTAATTTCTCTTCAAAGATACGATTTATAAAGTCACGGCGTTTAGTAATTGAAGGGTTCTGTCGCATCATACGCGCCGAGCCGTTGACAAGAAACCTCCTTAGTTTATATTCTATGATCTCATAATGATGTTTAAACTCCTTGTTCATCGTTGAACGTGCCTTGCCAGAAGCATCACCGTAATAGTAAATCGCTGACTTATGCGAAGCATACCGCATTAGTATATCTTCACAGACCTCTTCAGTTGAGTTACGGGGGTTCTCAAGAGCGATCTCGTCAATACAATACGACCACCAGATATCTTCTTTGCGCTCAAACTGCCAGATAGAACATGAGTTATAAGGAACAGAGTTCTGGTCAAACGAGATGTGCAAAGGCTTCGTTTTATCGTAGGTACACTTACCGACGTGCTTAAGGCGATCAAAAGATGAATAGAACTCGCCGCCTGCACTGACGAAAGGGCAAGCGTATATCAGAGCTTTGCCCCTTTGGTCGGAGTTATTGTCAAGAACATTGCGGATATAATTTTCACCTACATTGTGGACGTTGTGCCAAGTCGACGAAATAACGACACACTTATTGTCGAACTCCTTCCAAAAGAATGTTTTGTCAGAGTAAATGCTATTATTAATCTCCTCAATGTAGGTTTCAAGTGAGAATAGCTCATTAATCCAGTCAACTTTTGCCGGGGATGTTACGATAAATAACGGGTTATATTGTTCTTCGGGCTTTCCCTCAGCCTTTAATTCACCGTTTACCATAAACATTCCCCGTTGCCTAATACGTGCAATAATGATTTCCTTTACATCCTCTTCACGTGTATCCCATGTTTCATCTAATACCCCCCACCCTGCCTCCTTTCCACTATGTGCGGAACTATTTTCTAAAGACCCAATAAATACTATTGCCCCATTAATAAATGAAATAATGTTATAATAAGAATCAAAACTGTGACCCTCTGTGCTAAAATGAGATGGAGGTTTCTTTCCTACAACGTATTGACCAAGAGGACTGCCTTCCTTATCGTACTCCACAATGCCGATGCTCTTCCAATACTCTCTTATACGGAACAGCGTTGATTGAGTCAGCTGCATTGCCGTATTTGCACCCACAAAGCCCCGCACCTTCGGGAACTTTCTTATAAGTTGGTAGGTCTTTATTCCAAGCAAATAAGTTTTCCCGCTATTGTGAGCTATTATATTATCAGTCGTTACACAGTAGTTATGGTTATCAGCTACCTGTAAATCATAAACAATATCACAATCAAATGGTGTTACCTCAGTTATGTCCTCTATGGAAATTTCACGTGCAGCCAACTGCGGGTACAACAATCGTTGATTACCTCCTTTTTGAATCCCAATACTTCCCCTATTTTTTTGTATGTCATCCCCGCTTTGTGCATCTCCCTTGCACGTATTACAATTGCATCCGTTAGTTTGTGTTTCGGATGATTTTCCCCCGCATTGCTCTCCAACCCCGTCGCAAACGCATGAGTCACATTCTCTGATCGTGTTGCCCATTCCAGGTTTTCTATCCTGTTGTCCGTCTTTATTCCGTTGATATGATTTATTGTTGGCTTGTTCAGCGGATTCGGAATAAACACCTTCGCAATCTCTCTGTGCATTTTGATCGTATGATACTCTCCATTCCTCAGTATCATTGTCCTGAGATAGCCGCAAGCATCCAACGCAGGCTTCATTATCGCCGGAGAGTATCCCCCGTGCCACTTTCGGGTTAATAGCCTTCCCATATTGCTCACGTAATACCTGTCCTTTGTTTCCGGTATTACTCTCCAAACTTCGTTGGGCAAGCTCTCTAATGGCAACCCAAGTTCCTTTAAAGTAAAATCTGTGTTCATTTGTGCAGATAATTTTATGATTATTCACCACAAATATACTACACTTTTGTTTAATATCACCCGTTTTATAGCAATATTTTTGCACAACTGATTTATACTCTGTTTTTTGTAAGGTTTCATTAAATGATAATACCCTATCCCCGCTTTCAATATCTCTGATTTGTTTGTATCCCTTGTCAGTCGGAATAAGCGTTTCACCGTGAAAACATCCGACACCTCCGAGAAACAAGTTCATTGCTTTCGTGCTTTTAAGTATGGCACGTTGAGGCTCGGAGATTGTCTGTTCTATTGTCATTTTATAACAATGTCAGGCAGTGTGGGTACATTTACAGTGTGGTCAATTTCCGTCTTGTCTGACCAACCCATATTCTTTAATGCAAAAATAGACCCCGTACAAGCCTTATCGATTAGGTTCTCTTCATAGTTCATTTCAATTCTGAGCCTTGCCTTTTTTATAATGTCCGTAAACTCAACCTTGTTTTCGTATTCATAGAAACTTGAACGTGAATTAAATCCAAGAAAATAAGCAAGTCCGCTAATGGTATAAATGGGAATTTTAACTGAGCCGTTTAATGTAGGATACTCTTTCATGTTCGCACCTCCATTAAAATACTCGTCAACCTTCGACTGTAACTCTTCCGGTGAATTAAACAAAGCCGGACGGCCTCCGTCGTTACCTAATGCGTTCTTATTTCCTTTCGGTGCTGCCATTATTTTACCTTTTCATTTAGGAACTTCTTTAAGTCATCTCTGTTATTTTCACTCATCAAAAATTCATCCCATGCGCCAAAACGAGACTTATAGCCAAATATGTATTTAATGGCATACCAAATGCGTTTAAAGATACTTCTATGCGTCATCAAGTGTATTAGAATGCCTAATACATCATAGTTGTCTTCTTTCCAATAATAGAACTTTGCCTGATGCTCTATTGAGTTACAGTCGCAAATCATTATTTCCGTTTCTTCAAACTTATCTCCCATCAGAATTTAATATAAACGTTTTGATAACAACAGCATCGTATTCACGACGACCATCTCCCTCAACTTCAGTCTTAGCCTTTAATGCCAATTCATAACTATCATATATACCTAATAAATCATGGCCTACATGATATTCAACTCCAAATACACAATATAGTTCCATATCGCAAAGTTACGTTTTTTTATCATACCGTTGTACCCTCTTCGAAATCGTATGTCACAGAGCCGGTGGTGTAAACTATCTTACACTTTTTTACGATGTTTATTATATCCTGCTCGACTTCTTTTAGTTTAAACCGTCGGCACTGCTTTTGTATGTGCCCAAGTGTTTCATCCATTTCCTCACAGTCGAGCAAAATGTTTGCCACGTGTATTAAGTCTTTTGATGTCATATTAACGTACTCCAGTATCTTAAAGTTTCAATTGATTGTTCAAATGTATAAAAAGGTGCGCCGCTTTGCACATAAATGTCATCATTCAATCCTGCGGCTTTTGCACGTCGGTAAATATCGGTCCCCGGAAGTACCCATGCAATATTCACACCGTAACGAGACATTTTTACCCTCCGTCTTATCCGTGCTGTTTTTCTTATATCCTCTATTGTGTCTCCGGGCAGTCCGATAATAAACTGGCTCATTGTAGCGATCCCATGTCGTTCGGCTGTTTCTATTCCTTTGATCATTCGCTCGACGGTTGTATTTTTGCCGCAGCGATCCAAACTGTCCTGAGAGAAACTCTCTATGCCTAACCACAGAGTATGGCAACCTGACCGCTTTAAGGCTGCACAAAGTTCATCGTCGAGGTTCTCGGCACGTGAAGCGCACTGCCATGATCCCTGAATGTTATTACATATTTCAATAGCACGTTTACGGTTTGCTGTAAAGTTGTCATCTTCAAACATCCAGGTCTTATACCCAAAATGATTAATTTCTTCAATAACACTTTCAGATGAACGGGCTTTCCACTTATTGCCCCAGAATGAAGTAGAGCCGCAAAAGTTGCATTTAAAAGGACAGCCACGTGAAGAAATGACAACGTTATCGGTATAGTGTAGCCCCGTGTAATCAGGGAACGGAATATCATTTACTGTCTTATAGTGTTGTGTTGATGTTTTTTTTATCTGCTCTCTATCTCCATTTAAAATATCAATCATTGCGTTTTCGCCTTCACCAATAACGACCTGATCATACCCTATTGCGATCATTTGTTCAGGTAAGGCCGAAGGATGATGACCGCCACAGACTAAATGCGTATTCTTAAAATGTTCTCTTATCCTCTGAGCATACTGAACCGAAAAGGAATGAAAGGTCACTCCGACAATATCGTAATTATCAGGCTCGCACATCGCAGCATCAAGGTCGAGGGATTTTACTTCAACGCCCTGTGCCAAGATCGTCGCCTGAAGATAACCGATGCTCGGCGGCGGAAATAACTCTCCCGGCCACGGATTGACCAACAATACTCGTAACGACATTTATCACTCGGTTTATCCCTTCGGTAACTGATACTTCGGGAATTATTTTTAATATGTTTGCTTGCTTTTCAAGATTAGGATACTTCGTCAGTGTCATCTTTGACGGCAAGTCTGAAATCTTTATCAGATCCCTTGACCTACCCATCCTTAAACAGACAATATCGGCAAGCTCTTCGACTGAGATAACATTAGGATGACCGATGTTTATTATCTCGTAGTTTTCAACATACATAACACGCTCTAAAGCACGGACAGCATCCGATATATGCATCCATGAACGCATTGCTCCACGGTGAACCTCTATCTCACGGCCTTTAGCAAGTGACCAAACAAAGCGTATCATTGCCGACCTATGGTTGCCTATATCCTCATTCTCATCATAAAACATAAACGGGCGCACGGTCACGGCCCTCAATCCTTCATTCAAAGAATATTCGACAAGTTTCTCACCGAGGTATTTCGTCAGACCATAAAAGTTATTCGGTACACAACGTTCACCTTCTGAAAGCATCCCTCCGGTGTTACCATAAACCTCTGAGGTAGAAAAGTAAATGAGTTTTGCATTATATTGTTTGCATAACTGAATGACATTTTCAGTCCCGGTTAAATTCACTTCGGTAGTATAAGACGGTGCAGTCTCACACGTGACCCGTGAAACCATCGCTGCCATATGATAAACTACTTCAGGCCTGAACTCATTGAAGGCCTTTTGAAGCTCATAAGCGTTGCAAACATCTCCGGTTAAATAATCTTCACCGCACCCCTGACGAATATCAAACCGAAATACTTCATGCCCCATTGACTTAAAATATGGTACAAGCCTTCGACCTATATTACCCTCTGATCCGGTTACGAGTATCTTCATAGATCCAGTGTGTTTGTATGAACAGCCCTAAATCCTTTCTCTGTCTGTTCAATCTTTAAATAAAGCGAAAGTCCCATATCCCCGGCATCAGTCATGTTAATATGTGAGTGATCATGCCACTGGTGAACGACAAAAGGCTCGTAAGGGATCGTGACCTCAAGTCCCAGACGACGCACACGCAGAATGAGATCATTGTCCCCGTAAGCAATGTAATGAGCAAAGCGTTCATCGTACCCGTTCAGTTTACGAAGGTTCTCTGTGGTGACCGCAGCGCAAAAGTCATACGCCCTCGGTATCAGTGTCGGGTGATTGTACCATCCTATTTCCTGGTTCGCTGGATTATTTGGAAAGTCATACTCTATAGGTAAAAGCGCCATAATAACCCGGTCGCTTATTCCTGTAAAAGTAGTGGCCATGTCAATAGCTAATGCAGAGAAGGGAATATAATTACTCTCGGTCACGTTCTCTGCGGCATACTTTATAACATCTCCGTAGTGATAACATTCAGCGTTCTGAAGTATTATAATATCAGGATTTAAAGGCAGTGCAGTATGTATTCCGAGATTGTAAGCTATCACGGGATTAGTCCACCACTTCTCTTCGCCAACTCTGTAAGTATGAATACGTGGCCCGTATTTTGAGAAGTCCACAACGTCATCACTTTTGTCGTCAACGATAACGATCTCAAAATTCTTATGCTTTGTTTTATAAATTGACCTCAGTGTTCTCTCAAGTTGAAAGAGCCTGTTAAAATACGTCATAACGACGACAACTTTCAATTCTGCCATAATGAAGTCGAGAGTAATTGTATGTGACTGTCGAAACTCTGTATTAATATCTTGTCGAGGTTTGCGGTTTCTTCAAAATATTCGTATAAAAAAAATCCTTCGTGCATAAGGTCAAAGTGGCAATCTCCGATAGTCTGAAGGTAAAAGAACATCATCCATTGCTCTGAGGTTTTCAACCTGTTATTGTTTACACAAATATAGTTTTTTTTTAATATAAAACATCCTTCGACGTGGCGAAAAGTTACTCACCTTGCGAAGTGAAAACATCACCAACTCATTAGCGGTATTTTCAAATATCATCCAATAGCTATCGACAATAACAATTTTCCCATAAATTGATATTGGGTAATTGCATTTATCTTCACGGGCCTCTATACGTCCAAACGCACCCTCTATTCGGCGAGCATCATCGACGGTCATCGTATAATCAAAGTATCTCCCTGCCGTGCAAAAGTCCACACCCTCATACCCTCTCCGTTGAAGGCGTGACCAGGATCAGTCCATGAAACTAAAACGTCGTTCCAATAGTCTTCCCATACATGGATTGAATCGGGCAGTTGTGCCGTAGCCCATAAATCTGTCCGTGCAAGAATCCTGTCGGCTATATTGTAAAGTGCATCTATTTTTTCGTAGTTACCGCTTATAAGTGTGCTGTCGATTAGTGAAATTGTCGGAGGCACGGTGTCAACAAGCGTCACGTTAAAAAGTAAATCAGTGTAGTTACCAAACTTATCTATCGCTCTTATCATGGCATTCGTGGTCGGTGCGGTGAGCCACGTTCCATAAGTAGGCGACTGCCATATAGTATCTATCCCGCAATTATCGGTGTACAGAAACTTTGGGATATAGTTTGGCATAGCAGCCCCACACTCATCCGTCATGTTGATGAATTGCGGAGGGATAGTCTGTGATTGAACACAAGTACAGCTTGTCACTACAGCAGCAAAAAGAATAAGCATTAATTTTTTCATCTCAATTGTTTTAATTGTTTACAGATTTGATTCCGTCCTCTCATTACTTTAACTCGCAGAGTGGACTGATTTATATGATATTTTTCTTCAATCTCATTAAAACTTAACCCGTTAATATAAAAATCCTCTACATAAACCCTTAACTGAGGTTTTAGATTTGAAATAGCCTTGCAAATTATATCCCGGCTTTCAAGTTCAATAAACTTATCCTCAGGATTTAGTTGTGCTGATTGCCAACGTTCGTCAACTGGTATAAACGTCGTACGGCAACGGAGATAATCAATACAGTTATTTCTCCCAATAGTAAATAGCCATGTGCTAAATCTATGTGTCGGGGCGTACTGGTTTATTTTGATGAACGCATCCTCAAAGGTATGTGTTGTAATCATCCTGGCATCACCTGAGTTGTAAATAAATCCCATTACAAGTTGCATCATACGATTCCAATAACGGGAAATTATCATTTCGTATGCCCATCCCTCGCCTGAACGCATCCCGTCAACTGCTTTTTGCTCGTCATAATCCATCAATGCAAAAATACGAAATTGAATTGAATAAGGTTATGCAAATAACCATAATCCCAACATGATACACCCGATTATCACGGCTGCGGCAAGCAAGCCTCCGAATACACTTGGTTTTAATTTCATTTCTCCTTTAGTTTATAATTTAACCCCTTAATAATCTAAAGCTCCATTTACCTATCTGAAGTTTTTTTGTTATCCCGTTTCTTTCGCTAAAAAGCAATGGATGTTTTCTGATGTTCTTAGCAGCTATGCCATACCTGAATATTCTTATCCACCACTGTCCGTCTCCAAAATAAGTACCTATCGCTTTCATTTCTTCTCCCCTCCCGTGTTCGGTTTACTCATGCGGTTGCGGATTTCATCAACAATCTCATGCGGCTTCTTATTTAGTTCTTTTAGTCTCTTTAACTCATCGCCAAGTCCGTCAAGTTTTGCTGAGTTAAATGCGCCTATGATGTAAGCCATGTCAACATCCTTTGCGGTGTATCTTTCCTCTGTCAGCATCGGCTCGGCAAATAATGCCATGATTTCATCGGCACATTCAGACGATTGTAGGCTCCGATATTGCTCTTTAAACTTTCTCAGTATTGCAATTATCTGTTCTTTCATTTTATTCTATTTTAATGACGATATAATAATGCTTTTGTCCATAATATTCAGCAGCATCAATTGGAGGGGCTTCAATAGCCATCTTAATTTCATATCCAGCATTAACCAAAGCAGTAATTACATTACACCTATCACGATAATCATCAATCATTAATTTTACTTCTTTCATTTCCTTATGTTTTGTTTCCAGTATTCAAAAAGTTCATCAGTAGTAAATGATTGCATAAATTGTTCTTGCTCTTTACTCCAATCATATAACCATAAATCTTTTTCTTCGCAATAACAATTTTTTGTTGCCCAGTCTATAAATGCTTTCGGGTACATCTCTTTTGTTGCCTCGGCTACCTTGAGGGAGAATAGATTGTCAATCATTTTGTCAATGCTGCCCGTCTGCTTAATCATGTCGAAGGATGGCATCCCTATTTCCTGAGCTGCCATTCCCATCTCAAATACATCAAGCAATATTTCCTCTGCCTGTTTTCTTTCGTCTGTCATCTCTATTCTCCCGTTGGTTTGTTTATTTCTCTTTCTTTCATCAATTTATTGATGACTGTAATTACATCGGTCAGGCACGTATTATTCCAGACCGTATCAAATTCCATAGTAGGCATGAAGCAATACTGCCTCCATGCTCCGTACCATTCAATCGTCGCAAGCCTATGTGTATTTGATTTGTTAATAACATGGACTATCTTAGTTTTCCTGCCTTCAGTTTTTTCGGTGGCGAAAACCAAATACTTTGTTTCGTGAATCGTTGTCATCTCTCTGATGTTTGGGGGTTATTCAATTGCCATTTTTAGTCCATACCGCATAACCACATCCCTCGCACTTCTTTAGTCCGGGAAACTTATAGCCCTTTTTATTTCGTGGACACCAAAAGTGCTTTGGAGAGATTAATGCTTTTGAACACCTTACTGTTTCACCATTTTTATTTGTTGTTTGCCTACTCATCTCTCTTCTGCTTTAGTGATTAGCTTTAAATCTGAGTATTATTTATCGCTGCTTCTGCTTTCTCAACCGCCTTCATCCATTGCTCAAATGTCGGCTGTCCTGAGCCTATACCCTCCTGTTCGCACATATGGAGGTAAACAAGCCTTTTCAGTGCCTCCAGCAGTTCGTCTCGCTGCTTCAGTAGCTCGGAAGGCAATAGGCCACACTTTTGAGCGGTGTTACCGGCATCACAGAATAACTCAAAATGTTTGCGGTATTTAGGGCTATCTGACCATGACCGGCAGATTTCCATTGTCGGAGTATCAATGAAAAGCTCTTGCCCGCTTTTCCTGATCTTGTATTCTCCCTTTGTTATTCCAAGTTCTTTCATCTCTTTGGTTATTGGTTATTATTCAGAAATTCATCAATCAATGTATCATCCCATTCAAAGTCTACATTGTAACCCTCCTTTTCAAGCCATGTTAAGAACGTGGGTAAAACTCCCCGTATCACGCTGCGGAGGTCGGCAAGAAGTTCCTTTTTAATAGCTTCTTTCAGTCCCTCTTGCATACCAAATTGCGAATATTTATCCGCGAACTCCTCCTTCGTCATATCCGCCTTTTGTTCTGTTGTCATTTTTTCAGTCTGTTAAATCTCGCATCAAATACCTCTTCGCACGCCTTTACCAAATGTAGGGCTTTTTCGTCTTTCTGTAATGACCTCTCGCCTTGAAGTCTGTCAGCAATGTAGCTACGGTTCTTTTCGTCTACCTTGCACGTTCCAACAAAATGGTAGAATTCCCATAAGCAGGAATACTTTTCACGTGACTTGCATTTCCGGGCAATCTCTGACTGCTGCATCAACACAACAAAAGCCAGGATTGCAATGATAATGATGATTAGTGCTGTCATAGGGTTAGTTTTAAAGGTTTTTTAAATATTCTATTTGCTTTTTAAGCCTAATGATTTCATGTTCTCTCCATGCCTCAAATTTTTTGCGCACAACATCAAACCGCCACGACGGATTTTCAAGCCCTCTCTCCATTTTAGAGTAATTGCCTTGTTGCGTTTTAAGTTCAGCAGACATATCGCACTGCTTAATACCCATAAGCCCACGATATAACTTCATTAATTTGCCTTTCTTGTAAATGTCTTCCACGTCTATCATGTCATTCAATTAAACAATCAAATATATATTCTTATTTTCTTTTATGCAAATTATTTAAAGATTATTTTTCAATTCTTCAATCATTTTTTCATAGTCTGACCGGGTAAGTTTGACCTGAGTGTGCCTCTGTGCTTCTAAAGCCTCAACTCTTTCAAGACCTATTTCTTCAATCAGCCTTATCCGAAATTCAACCGTGTTGCCATGCAGAAAAACATTGCATCTCATATCCTGTGGCCGAGAATTATCAGGATGAAACGTCAATCCAGGATACCCACCACGTGAAAGGTAGTGTCCGCCCTGACAGTTTGATGTGTTTAACTTCATTACAGCCCCGCAAGTAAAACACCTGACATTTCCCTCGTCGTCAGCGTAACGTTGCTTTAAACGGGCAGAAAACAGGCTCCACGCCTCTTCTTTGAGCTTACTGAGTGATTTTTTTTTCTTCATCTGTAAATCTTTATGTCCCTGATCACATCATACGCAAGCTCTATGCAGCACCAACGACTGTCGTTTACAATATCCGTAATCGGACATTCCTTTGTCGGGTCCGCCTTAAACACCCACTTGCCGTCAACACTGGTTATAGTGCCGTACATCTTTACAAGTCGTAGCTTCTCTGCTGGGGTAGTCATCTTACAACGTATTTAGTCAGCTTGTATCTCTCAACATCGTTAGCGAACACCCACACTACCTTTGGCATATCCGGGAACTTCACCGCCACATGACTGCTCCATAAATCCTCCTTGCACATCTGCTCATGCGTCTTAAACTTTACTGTCCTGTCGTAGCTTATGAAGTTAGCAATAGTAGGCTGCGGGTAGATGCAGTTGTCTATAACGAAGTTTACAGCGTCAGTTAAACGTTCATCACAGAACTCATTGTCCTTTATCCTGTCCGTAAAAGCATCATAGAAGCCAGCAGGCAGTTGCGGAAACGCTTTCTTAATCTTTGCGACACTATCCACAACAACGGCAGTAGTTAACTCACCTTTGTAGAGGCTTATCTCGTCACGCTCTATCGCTGGCAAACTTTCCGGCGACGATGGCTGCAATCTCATCGGGTGTTGCTCCATTATCTTTTTGATATCCTGCATTGTTTTTCTCTTTAAATAATCCATCGTAATTTTTGGAAGTCGAATATAAAATCATGCTCCGCAATTCTTCAACATCGCCCCCGGTATCATTCATCACTTTTATAAGCAAACTTTTCAATCCTGTTTCTTTATATGTCTGTCTCTTTTCAGATTTGTATTTCAGCCATACTAATATTAATTCTTTAAACTCTTCACTTAAATTAATATCATTCTCTTTTATTACTTTATTAAATAATAAAACATAAGATATATTTTCATCTTCAGGTAGGTTATTTTTAGCTTTGGCATATGGTTTCGCATATGGTTTAGCATTAGCTTTTGGCGGCCTGCCTCCTTTTCTGCCGTTATCTCTCCGGCTCTCAATGAATTGCATCCTTTTTTGTATCTCTTCCTCCATCCGTTCATTATAAAAATTACCCTCTTCATCTCTCAAAAACTTATCCATCACATCAACCGAGACAGAACCTAAGGTTAACCTAATGGTTTTATCACTCAAATGTCCCTTTTGGTGTTGAAGGCAAAGCATGGTAATGTACTGACCCCGCTCTTCAAAAGTGAGGTCAGCACATCCAGTTAAGAAGTCTTGCGTATAGAATAAGACGGCAGGATCACGCATGACTATTCTGTTAACTCATGCAGTTTTGCCGGAGGTAACATACTGCCAGCAACAGCTGTTTTTAAGAAGCGTATTGTTGAGTTTTTTCTTGCATCTCCATTATGCAATTTATACATCAATTCATCTTCAATATACTTCTTATCACCTATCGTGGCAATCTTCCATGCAGTAATTTTGAAGCCCCTGGTACTGTTAGGGATTTTCTTTCTCATAGGTATAATGAGAGTACCCTCTTCTTCTGCAAGTTCACGAACTTTCCACATCCGTTCCTTAATCATCTTATTAAAGATATGGGCAGTTTGGGCTATGTAACCATTACCCCAAATCATAATACCAATATCTTCATTGGTAAGCCATTCAAGCCCTTTGTTTAGCCCTTCATGGAAGGCAGCTAAGATTTGCGTTTCAAGATTAATCTTTCTCATCTTTATTTAAATTTGGTTAATAAATCTTTCAATATCAGTACTGGTTTTCTTCAGCGTTTCCTTAACCCTCACAGTCCAGTTAATGCCATTCCAGTATTCAGGCACACCAACATCATCACATAGTCTTGATAAGCGTGATATTGCCATACGAAGATCCTCTGCAATAGCATCAACACTTGCAAACTCTGCATCGAATTGTTTGATGTTCTTATCGGAATTTGACACCCTTGTTTTCGGCACAAACATTTCTTCCATTGCTGCATCACGCATACCAATTTCACCACCTCCCTTTTCTTTGTATCTCTCAACAACGGCCTTTTGTCTTTCCTTTGGTATATCATACTTTTTAACTACATCAACGAAATTACGGGCAGCCCTTTCGGTTGGAAGCTCGGTAAAAACCGAATGCTCAACTTTGTCGTCATCAATCATTTTTAGCCGCTCAAGTGAATAATAAACACGATATGCATCCCACCCTAAAAATGCAGCGACATTGTTAGTTTCATTACTATATCTATTTTCCTTACCATGGTAGGGAACTTTCTCCTCCGGGTGTTCCTCAAGAAACTTCTTTGTCACCCGGACAGTTTCATCAATAACCTGTGGCGTTGCCTTCCAGTCATCCATATTCTCATTAGCCATGATCTTCAGCATGAGTGCATCGGTTAACTCTTTTACCGGAATGTCAACCTCGTCGGTAGGTTTCATTACCTCTCTGATTGCAGCAAGCCTGTGATGCCCGTATGCAATCTGATATTTACTGCCCTGTTTTCGGGCAAGGATGTTGTCCCAAAACCCCGTCTGTTGAATGCTATCAACAAGGGTTTTCACCTTCTCTTCACTTATGGGATAGTTATTCATGTCCCGGTAAGGATTAGGTTCTAATTGATTAATTTTTACCTTCATATATTACATATTAGAAGCCCCCACAAAACGCAAAACCACTCGGTGAAGTAGGGAAGTAACGCCCAGCCGAATGGTATGCGCCTGTGAGGGCTATGGTTAAAATGTGAATGTTTAAGCTCATTGTTACTTTATTTCTTCGAGAGCAAAAATACAACTTATTTTTTACCCCGCAACTTTTTTGCAGGTTTATTTACCACCGGCTTAATTATCCCGGCCAGCAGGTTGAACAGTTCTTTGTCGGTCATGTCGTTTCATTTATTAATTCTTCACGTCGTTTTTTCCAGTCAGGATCAGGGTCAATGATGTTAGTGTTTAAATACTCTGAAGCAAACTTCCTAATACAAGCCACATAGCCCATGTGATCAATTGTAAGAAATTCCGACTTACTCAAAGGCATACGCATTAACTCCCCTGTTTCAGGGTTCAGGATGTCTTTATTTGCCCACATCAGTTTACAGAACTGATCCACCTCTTCGACGTTGGTAAATTCATAACCGGCATCATTAAGAGCAATTAACATCTGAGGATAAATGCCTCCGTATAACCATTTGAATTGTGAATGACTGGCCTTGCTCCGCCATGATTCAATCGTCATGCGATAGTTCCCTTTCGGCAAAGAGCGGAGGTCTTCCTCCATCACCTTTCGGTTTATGATGTGGAAAACATCTCCCTCTTTTCGTGCCTTGTAAACTAACTTCTTCACTTCACCTTACCCTCACCTTTGTACAACTCATACCGGCTGCGCTTGTTCTCCATGTCCTCTTTTGACTTGAAGTAGTACGTTATCCGTAGTCGTGGAATAGTTAAACTTACCTTGCCTTTAAGGTCTCCACACTTGCAGAGTTTACGGGCAGTGTCCTTGTCTACTATGGCCTTCTCCCTATCGGTGAACTGGGCCGGGTCGTCAAGGTTCTTCATCAAAACGGAAGCTTGGTTCCTGCCGGTAATGGTTCAATGCTACTCACTGGCTCACTTGTTGAAGCCTCAAAGGATGAAACATTACCGAGTATGGGCATTGCTCTTTTCTGCTCTTCAGTCTGAGCTTTGTAAATTTCCTTCGGCAGAGACTGTTTGATTAAGTGGGTTTGATTGTCTTTTGGCTCCTTCAATTCAAAGGCAGTCATGTCAAGGTAAATACCCGACTTGCCCCTGAATAAATGGTTTGCCTCAATGGGAATGATTAAACATTCCACTGGCCCGGTTTCACCGTCTTCAAATCTCACAACGGAGATCAGATTACTTAAATTCAAATTAATGTTCAGCTTTGTCATAATTAATTGTTATTAGTTTCGTTATCCAAATCTTCAAGTTTATCTTTTTTCGGAAACTTAGCCAACTCATCATATACAATTTGGTCTGCCCGATTCAAATCTTTGCCGAATATCTTACCGATCTTTTCAGCGGCATCCTTTACGGCATAGCTTTCGGCAGCAGGTGCGGCTTTCATCACTGCATCACTCTTTGTTTTATTCCAATCCATTGCTCCGGCCCCCGAATCGGTTTGAATAGGTGCTGCTCCAACGCCGTCCTGCCACAGCATTCTATCTGAAAGAACATCCTGATAATACAGTCGTACTGTTATTGTCACAGCATTAGCAATAACCTGCACGCTCTTTATCTCTACATTCCAGACAATAAATATGGCTGTAAGCAAGGCCTCCACCCTTTCAATAGGCAGATATTCCGTAGGTACTTTTACCTTTTGACCGTTAACTACAACCTCTTTTTTTGCAAACGGGTGCTTTTTAAGCCACTCCTTCGGAGGTTCACAATTCAATAAAAGGTTAAGATCATTCTGATCCTGCTTAATTGCAAGATCACCTTTTATCAGATCTTCATACTTTGGCAGATGTCTTACTGCCGGTGTGTTCTCACTCATAATTTTAGATTTTATGGTTGTAAAATTCAATTTTCTTTACTGCCCACGGCGGTAGGTTCAGTTCAATATTTCCTGACTTCCACTGGCAGAATACCTGATACCCCGGCCACCGGCCCTCTTTCAGGCACATATTATACAGTTTCAGGAGTTGTTCATACTCATACCTACCTTGCCCGATAAACTGAGCCGAAGCCTCAAAGATGTTAAAAGCATAAGGCTTGCGCTTCTCCTGAGCAATAAAGTAAAACGACCAACCCCGGCCGTCGTTGGTGATCATCTCCATAAGATCAGAGTAAAGAGCAGCCTGAATATGATAGCCACCGTCAGCCGCCGCACGTGTGAACCCGTCAACCGAAGCATCAAAGGTTGTTTTTAAGTCAATGATAAAATGCTTGTCGGGTCTGATATAATCTGGTCTGCCCTTTAGGTTAATGTCACCCTCGGTTGTATGAAGAATGCCAGTTATTGACTTCTCTGCTTCACCTTTCGAGAGTAATGCACGGCAATAGTAATGCTGCATCAGCTTCTCTTTCATGTCTTTGATCTTCTGAAAGTCGCCTTTGTCAATGGTTTTTCTATCTCCAATAATACGCATTTCACTTTCAGCCCATTGGGTGTATTCCTTAGTTGACCGCACTTTCTTTATCTCTTTCCCTTTAGATGCGGCCTTTGCAACTATAGCCTCACAAATACCCTCATCATTAAATACATAATAGTCGGATTCAAATCTTTCAGGCTCCAGGATGTAAGTATGATAAGCCGATCCGAAAGCCATAGCATCAGTTTCAACTTCAGCCGGTTCATCTTTGTATTGTTTGTAATGTGCTGGTGAAGTTTTAAGGTTCTTCAGTCCTGAATAGGATATGAAGTCTTTCAGGCCGTAGTAATCACCTTCAGGTTTGACGGGTGTAAACCCTGTAATAAATTCGCTCTCCATAGTTTAAAGATAATGAATTATTTCTTTATTTCAATTCCGTCAACTAAAATTAACTCACCGCACGAGTATGTTCCCGTGCCTTCATAGGTCACGCCGTTCCACGTGGTGGTCATAATGTAGTACCCTTCACGTTCTTCAGCGTCGAAGTCTATAAGGTCGCCTCTCTCCCATTCGAGTTTGTTCCACTTCGGCAGGAAGTCGTCAGGTGTCGCCTCGCTCATTTCTTCTCTGTATAAACTGTCTCTGTTGAGCCAGTGGTTTTCGTAGTCGCTCATTTCTCGGGGGTATAAATAATAATGTCTGAAGGACTAACATATTGGATTAATTTATCGGAAACCCTTTTGCAATTATAATCGCCGTCAAAATCCCTTTTGAGTATCTCTACTATTTCCCCAATTTCAAAGCTGTGATTCATGGGCCCACTCTTACCAATAATTGTCCCCAGCTGTTCCGGCACTTCCAGTTCCGGCCACGTTATCCCCGGTGTGTTCATCAACCCTTCAAACTTCTTTGCTGTTGCCTGCATCTCACTGAGGCAGCCCTGTAACTCTTCTTTAAGTGTTTTCATAATGATTTTATTAAGGTGTTTATTACAAAATACAATGCCCCGATGACTATCAAGGCGGCGGTAGGATTAATCTTTTTCATGTCTCTTCGTTTTAGAATTGTAAATTACGAGAAATAAATATCAAATAACAATGACTTTTACCCATGTTTTGAATTATTTTCACAAATCCACCATCTTTTTATCCGCCAGAACGCAGTAAACCTTTGCTATCAGTTCCATCTCAGCAATCTTTGCAAGTAACATCGACGCAAGTTCTTTCTCTTTCTTTACACGTGTTGTTATTACATTGCCGTCGATCCACTTGCTCACGGCTTCAATGTAGTTTGTGATTCTGGTATCGAATACCTTTTCGGTTTCACGTAGATTATTAATGACCTTAATAGAGTGTATGACGTTGCAATGTTTCTGTCCGAACGGTTCACCGAGTTGATTTAAAGTCATGCCGTTGTAAAAGATACTCCCCAGGTAAACGCATATCTGCCGTGCAGTCTTTATCTCTGCTGTACGGCTCTTGTCAAGTCTCGCCCATCTCCAGTCGGGAAAGCCCTCTTCTTTGAAGATGTACTTACACATATCGGTATAATTCATTTTAAGCTGCCATTAATAGTTTAACAGTGTACTTATCTACTTCTTTGTCCAAGCTCCTCAGAACGCCTGAAATGTACTTCCTTTTGCGTTGTAGGGCTAAGTATTGATACCGCCTTAACTTAATCAGCCTTGTCAAGTCAATTAATACAGCACACGGGACAAGCCCTAAGTTCACAAACAGCCCCACGATAGCAGCCGGGAGAACAATAGCAGTTGTCAACTCCTTTAAATAAGGTTTGTCGCTGATGAAAATCTCAGGCTGGAAGGGGTGACGGGTTAAGATGTAGGTAGTATAGTTCATGTCTGCTACCAGTTAGATCTATCATTAAAATCACGAGTACTTAATTCCTTCCTCATCTCTTCATTTTCTTTTTGCAATTCGCCTATATATTTAACGGCCTGATTATACTCTTCTCTCTCAACGTAGTTTTGCATCATCACGGCCTCATTCATAGACGCCTCTCCATAATCGGGGTTGCACAATTCCTCAAACTCGGCTACCTTCATAATCTCATCAGCAATCTTACCAATAAGTGGCGTATTTGTTTCGTAACCATATCTCAATCCGTGAAGATATAAGTCAATTAAATGCTTATTGAGTATTGTAATTATCTGCTCCTTCATCTCTTTGTTAGTTTATAGTTAATCCTTAATTTCTGTTACTACCCAAACACCGTCAACCATTTTACGATGCCTGGTTCTGTTCCCTTGTTCATCGGCAAGTGATCGTTTCATTCGTGGTGCTTTTGATTTAAGTTGTTTCGGAATCTTCCTATTCCTGCGTTTTAATTTCTTCTTTTTCTTGTTTCTTTTTTTTGAGTGCAGGTTCTTATGGCATATAACGCATAATGTTTCAAGGTCATCAAGGTGATCTGATTCATCCCCTAAATGCTGATACGTTTTATGATGTACGTGTAATGTATTGTTATTGCCTCCGCACTTAATACACTTATACCCGTCTCTCCTTAGTACCAACCTCCTGATTGCTCTCCATTGCTTTGACAGTATGTATTTCTCATAATTAATTTTACCATCAACCTCATGCCAATCAGCGAAGTCACAATACTTCATTTGTTCAACACTTTAAATTCCTGTCCCGTGTGAGCGTTTGTCACCACCCATCTGCCATTTAAGAAGTTAAACAGCAGGTCATGGCTTATAAAGCTCTTCTTACCCTCGGCCTCGGCTTTCTTACACAAGGCTTTTTGCAGTTCGTTTAAAAATATCTCAGGCATGGCGTACGTTGTTAAGCCAATGATCATAAGCGTCATCAAGATCCCCAAAATAACGGTCAAACACATCTTCATCTTTACGGCGTAATACATATCTCATACATAAGTTTTCGTTAATATACCCATGTATTAAAAGAAGATTATTGTCTGTTAGACACCAGTCAATAAATTCCTTTATATGTGTCTCAAGTACCTTTTCTTTCATAGCTTCTTGTATTTACCCGTTTCGTATTCTTTGTACATAGCCCGTCCGTCAGCCCTCAACTCTCGAAGCCTCCGCAGGATTGTCCCGTCCATAAGGTACTCACGGTTGGTTATCCGTCTTACGGCCCTGATCAGGTCCATGACATTGAAGATGTCCCGTTGTTGATTGTAAGCAAGC